TTAAATCATCTTTTGAAACTTCTTTGAAATCATTGTTAGCAAGTCTATAATCAATTTTATCATCATCTGCTAACACATCAATAAGTCCATTGATGTTTCTCAAAGGTTCAACACCAGCATCAATATCATTATCAATTTGGTCTGAATGTATCACTGATTTTTCATATCTTTTAGTAAATTCACTTTTTATTTGTTGTTTAAGTTTGGTTCTACCTGTTTCAATTCTTACTTTTAATTCTTCATCATTTACTTCATCTTCATTTTTATCAAAAACACCAAAAAGTCTAAATGACTTATATTGTGTTTCTGTAATTTCTTCTAAATTTTGTTTAATATACTTACTATTAATATTATCTTCATAAGCAAATATATTGTTATTACTATCTTTGAAATACCTCATTTACATCTCCTTTATTTTAATTCAAACCAAGATACTATATTTATATAACCATCTATTTTGTATGTAGAACCGTTTGATACTATAAATGAACACATAATATAATCGTTATCATCGGCATTAGCGATTTTTTGATACTGGATTTTAACATCATCAACATATGATGATATTGACATTGCTGAGTTATCATTACCAGCATCTGTCCATACAGACACATGTATAGCTTTTTCTGTTGTGTTTGTATAAGTAACACCTGCATCTCTATTAGCAGTTTCATCAACCCATTTATAACCACTTGCACCTATACCTAAATTAAAAGGAGCATTATTTTCAACTACATTTGCTTCATAAGATTTTCTTTCAAATTCAGTAACAATATCACCTACTTCTAATTGAGCATCAGTAACAGCAATCCAATCATTTTCAGATAATTTAACAGTATCTTTCAAATAGAAATACTCACCATCTTGAATACCTTCTGTATCAGTTTCATCTCCAATACCTGCTATAACTAATTCAAATCCTAACTCTTCATTATCTCTAATGAATTTATCAAAATCAGATAAAGGTACTGTTACATTTACTTTTTGGAATGTATTATCATCGTTTCCATAGTTAAATTTTGTTATATAACTTTGCTTATCATCTGTTGATTGGTTAATAAGTGATAAACTAAAATCACCTGTTTGATTACTTCTAACATTGAAACTAATAGTTACTTTTTCATCTTTGTAGTCAATTAAATCCTTACCCTCAAATCTATATGTGAATGGTTGATATTTAGAAATAGTATCATCTTTTGTGATTACACTTCTTAATTGTTTTTGTTGAATGTATTTTTCATCTTCAACATATAATTTATACACTTCGTCTTGAGTTAGTGCTTTTCCTAAAAATACTCTTGTTCTTGCTATTTGACCTTTGAAGTAATTACCATCTTCTTCACCTAAACGACCTATACTATATGTATAATCACTACTAGTTCCTGCACTAACATCTAATGTGTAAGTTCCTATTTTTTTGCTATCAAAATATACTGTTTGATTATAACCATCAATAGCTATGACAATGTTGTGAAGAGTATTATTATAATACTTAGGTATATTTACTTTATGATAAGATACATCACTATCATCACCCATAGATAATTGTAATATATCACTATCCAATTCTATTGTTCCTCTTATATATTCTGATGTTCCATCACTATCTCTTGAACCTAAGATACAAGCACTATTTTGTTTAGTATCAGTCTTAAACCAAGAACTAAGTGTGTATTTATCACTATCATCTATTTTAAAATCAGTAGACACATAATCTCCATCTCCATCTAATGTAAGCACTTTAACAGCACCTATACCAGGAATATAATCATCTACAAATGAAGCATCTCCATTAAGTGTACCATCATTATTACCATTTGTATCTGTAGCATCTCCATCAAATTGCCAAAGGTTATGTTGACTACCATCATCAAAAGGGTCAGTTTCATCTTTCCAAGAACCTTCATCTTTTGACCATACAATCTCTTGCCTTACATATTCTTTACCATCTTGAATTTCTGTATACCATCTATCTGCTGTGTAATCCCCATCATCTTCAAAAGAGAACATTCTGCCTCTTTGGGTTACACTCATATCTCCATTGATAATTTTGTTTTTAAAACCATACTTACTTAACACTTCTCCTCTAACTAAATCTGTGTCAATTCCAGAACCAATGCCATCAACACCTTGTATTTGTTTAAGTATATTATCACTATATTTGCTCATTATAATACCCTCCAATTATGATCATCATCTACACATAAGATCTCATATTTTCTAATAACATCACATGTATAATCTTCATCCTTACCATCGATATTATTTCCATTCCTATCAAGAATAACATTGTTATCATCAAATGTTTTTTTAACATCAACAATAATTATTTTTTGTCCTTTATTGGCACTATCAGGTAAAGTCAATGTAAACCCATCATCACTTGAATCACATAGATATGTATTTCCAATATCAACATCTTTGTCATCTGATACATCTACATAATAATTACAAACCACTTCATAAATGTCTGATGTCTCAAAAGAACCAAAGAAAATACAATCGATTTCATCATCATCAGCAGGTGCATCATCAAATTTAACCTTACTACCATCACTGATATCAACATCTTCAGTAACTACAGAACCATTTAAGAATACAATACCATTGTCAGCATCATATCCACCATCAACATCAAATTCTTTTGTATCTCCATCACCTGTAAACGATGCTGTTTTTTTAATACCTTTAACTGTGGTACCGATATCGATCCATTCTTCATCATCAGCATTATACACTTTCATTCTATTCTCGTCAGAATTAAAGTATAAATCTCCATCTTGTAAATCATACCCATCATTTCTTGAATCTGGTGCATCATCTGATGCTCCAATATATGTTGAAGCATAATTTCTAACATCATCTAATTTATCTGACACATTTTTAACACTATCGATATCATTAGACACATCTTTTATTGGATCTATATTATCAGCAACTGTATCAATATTATCTTTATTGTCTCCAGCAGCTTTAACATTGTCTATATTGTCACCAACATCTTTCACCTTATAATCATCAAATAAATCTTTCAATGAATCATGGATAGTGTCAATTCTCATATTTATATATGTTTTTAGTCTATCATATATTAACGAAGTACTTGCCATAACATTTAACCTCCTTATTGTTTAACATTATTGATTCCAACCACTATTTCTAAAATCTAACTTAGGACTAACAAATTGTGGATTATTGTATAGTAATTGTTTTTTAGAAGAGTAATATCTTTGGTACAGTAAATTTGATACTTGCTCATTTGAAGTGTTTAAGTACATATCACTTGAAAAATACTTAAGTCCATTTATTAATGCAGTCCTTAACATTCTTTCTTGATCATCATTTATTTGTTCAGCAGATGGCACTATTGAACAATTAACATAAACATCAATGGAATAATCTTCGGAACCATATAAATCAGATAAGTATTCATGCTTTGATTTATAAACAAAATTATTATACCTCTCAAAATATTCATTTTCTATCGACTTTATCAATGTTTTTGATTTTCTTGACTCAGCTTCAATTGTATCATTAAATATAACAAACAAATCATTTGCAGATATAAATTTACTTTTACTTGATGAATATGTAATGTCTTCATCAACACTGTCGTCATTATTTTTATCTTCACATGTTGTTTTGTTGTCACCATCGTCAATAGTTATCATATCTATTAACTTAAGTGTACTTTCTGTACTTGAATTTGAAGTATACTCTATGTTTATAACTTGATCATCAAGATTTGAATATAATTCGTATATTGCTTCAATATCATATTCTCTTACACAACCATCTAATTTAAAACCAATTGTATTTTTAAATATCTTAGTATCCATAGCTATATCTTCTATAACATCTGAAACTATTTCTTCCAATTCATCATCTGAAACATTCATGTCTCTGATGTATTTTTTATACTTAGAAATGTTCATTTAGTTAACCTTTTTTAAACATAAAAACTATCATTAGCTTTAGATGTATTATACTCAATTTCAGAAAAAATGTCAGTAATTTTTTCTTGTTTTTTATAATCTAATTTTAAGTAATCTTGATTATTAAATTCATCTTTATTTACATCACCTGAAAATCCAGCGTATATTCCGTCTAATTCATACAGCATTGATATTGTATCAATAAAATCATCATGCCTTGATGTGAATTTTTTAACTGTTGCACCCTTTAATTCACTTTCAATTTCATCCTTAAATAATTCTTCCAATTTATTTGAAAAATATAATAACCCCATTTTGAATTCAGGAAGTATTCTTTGGAATCTTTCCATTTTACGTATATTTGGTCTTATCTCTTTTAAGTTAAAAAATATATTTTTTTCAACCATTTGGTTCTTTACCCATTGGATAAACCCACCTTGCTGCCCAGTAACCTCTATCCCAACCTGAAGTGGATTATATTTTTTACAGAACCAAAAAAGATCATCCATGTTCTTATCCATAAGACATCTTTCAGCTCTACCATCAATAAGCACTTTATGCCCTTTTGCAGTTATTCCCCAAACAGATATAACACTAAAGTCTGCTGCTTGTTTTTCACTTGTAGCAAAATCTGTTGTTATGTAATAAGTGTTATATTTTTTAGCTGGCTCTATAAATTTTATATCATCGTCAAGAACCAATCTTTGATCATCTGACTTAACCTGTAACATTAATTCTTGATAAAATCCATCCAAAGACCCATTCTCTTTAGCCTCCAAATACATGCCTCTTACATAATCATAACTAAATCTTTCTTCCCATGAACCCTTAAATTCACTTTTTTTACATGGAAATTTCTCACATATCGGATACACAGAGGCATTCCATTGACTATTTTGTATTCTTCTATACAATGGATCTCCTTCGTGGAATGGTGTACCAATAAGTATCTGTTTTTGATGAGTTGGATCTAATGCTTTAGATATTGCCTTGTTTATATTATTTTCAATATTTTCAAGTACTGTGTCTGATTTAGCGTCTTGGTCTGACAACAAATCATCCATAATTGCAAGCTGAGGCCTCTTACCTAATGCTCTCTGACCTCTTATATTTTGCTGACCACCAAACAATCTTATTATTGTTTCACCACCACTTTTATTTTGGAACCAAAGTTCTCCATCAGTAAATTTTACTTTAGGTAATTGTTGTTGTAAAAATTCGCTATGATTATATTTAAATTCCATGTTCTTTCTTAATGTTTTTGCACCACCTTCGGCACTATCAGCAACATATAAACTAAAATTAACAAATCCAAAATTAGGTATATTATTAAATACTGCTATCCAAAAATGAAGATATTCTCCAAGTAATGTAGATTTTGCCATACCCCTATGACACATTATTGCATGCATTTTATATTTACTAAATATGTTATCTAACATTTTAAAATGTACAACAGGTGTTTTATTGTCTTCAACACCTATAAGTTTAACAAAGTTAACAAAAGCTACAGCCTCTTTACTTGGTACGTAACTATCAAATGAATATTTTATTTCTGAAAGTAGATTGTCTACAGTTACTTTTTTTGACAAAACAAAATCCTTTTTTTGTGTTTATTGTAACAAAAAATATGTTTGTAAGTAAAGCAGAAAAGAAAAAGAAAAAGTTGTGGAGTATGTTTTTGAATAAAAAAAAATAACTTTTAAAATAAAGGAATTGTTATATGAAATCAAAAAACTTTTAAAAAATCACTTAAAGCAGGAGCGACGGAAATAGATTGCTTGTAATAAAAAATATTTTGTGTATATAAAAAATATACAACATACTCCACACTCGAATTGTATCATTTAATAATGAATATGTCAATTTTCTTCAACAACGGCATCTATTATATTCATCTCTGCTATATCTTTATTTGTTGACTTTCCAGAACCAATAAGTTCTACCTGCTTTTCAGCTAATTTAAATAATGTGCTTTCCAGATCTTGAACTGTTGTATCTTTTTTGATATTCACATCTATAGACATGTGGTTCTCTTCTGGTGGTGCTAAAAGGTTACATAATTCTTTTGCTGCAAGGTGTTGAACCATCTCTGATTTAGCATCTAACAATTCTGCTTGTTTTGCAACTGCTTTATTTAATAAGTGATGATGAGTTAAATATAATGGTACTGTAGCTATTTTTTGTAACTCAAGTACCAACTTGCTTTTATTGTATTTATTCACAAATTTATCAATCGTATCTCTATCAATGTTTGCTTTATCTGTAAATATTTTCAAATATGATTGCCTATTTGTGTATCCCATCATTTGATATGTAACATACCTAACAGCATTAACATATTCAACTATACTATACTTACCTTCAGAAATAACCTTTGTATAAGATATCACATCTTCAAATAATTCTGGTTCTTTTTCAATAATATACTTTAATTCACTAAGTGCTTCATCACTTAATTTTCTTCTATTCCTTGGTAAAGACACAATGAATGTGTCAAGTTTATTTTGTTGTTCTTGTTTCATATATTTTTCTTTATTCGTTTTCATTTGTTAATAAATCAACTATATCATCGTCATATATATCACAATGAATTCCCTCAAATCTTAAAGAACCAAGTGCTGGTATAGATTGACTAATCATATCAAAATTATATTCATCATCTATTTTTTCAACTAAATCAAAGACACATTTAACACTTGAACAATTATTATCTACTTTTGCAACATTTTCAAGTGTATTAAAAAATAATTTATTATTTTCTAAAAAAGAATAATAATTTACTTTTTTAAATATTAAATATCTTTTTATTTCATCTTTTTTAAATGATTTTTTATCAATTCTAAATTTATGAATTCTTATACACATATCATTATTTTTTGCAAGTTCTTCTAAGCAGTGTCCTTTATTTATATCTATATGCAACATATATAGCACTATGCCTATTCCAAAATTATCATCATATCCTTCTTTTATAGAATATCCTATAAGCATATCTTCTTCATCACTTACTGTTTGTTTTAAGTAATTAATATTAATTTTTTCTGTATCCATATTCATGTATTTCCTTTGTATTTCTAATTTAAGTACCAAATAGATGTACTCATAAAAGAAGTATACCAAAAAATTACAAAAAACCCCATATGTTACTCGTAGATAATCAATATGTTTTCATGTTGTTTTTTATATTTTCAATAGTTTCTTTGTTTAATTGTTTTTCCAACTCTTTTATTTCTTTTATATATTCCATTTTTATCATGTCATCACATATACTATTTTTAACTTGTTCGTTAAGCCATCTATATCTACTTTTAATATCTTTAGTTAATTCACTCCATTCTTTTTGAAGTTCTTCTCCATTGGCTCTAAATGGTAAATACATGTATGGATTAAGTCTATAAACTCCTCTTTTTACCCTAAATAAGAGCTCTTCATTCACTGATCTATTTATAAGTTCATTAACTTTACTTCTGCTTATTTCAAACAATTTTGCAATTTCAGAACCAGGTAGATGAACTTCAACTTGTTTATATGTAAATAAATCTCTTATATAAATAAGTACCAAATAGTCTATTTGTGATTTAATTATTCTGCTAACTGCTATATCAAATGCTGCATATACCATTCTGAATCCTCCTTTGATCTTTTTAGTCTCTTTTACTTGTTTAAAATGTTCAACTTCTATCTCACCAGTCTTGTCATTTATGACCTGTTTTGATATAATATCATACTTCGAAATAAAATTCATACAAAAATCCTTTCAAATAATTTAATTTGTTAGTCCTCTCACACAGGACTAATAGAATTAGTCCACAGGACTAACAAAATGTCAATATAATTACTACATATTCCCATAACTTAGGTACTTTAATGCTTAATTTTTACTTCAATTTTAAAATCATCTCTATATAATAAATAACACTTAGGTACTACAATTTTAGAAATTCGGCTTTTATAGATTTTTCATAATTAAGTTTAAGGGTAGTAGATTACATATAGTCGTGTGATTTTATGTGATTGCCCCCCCTATAGGGCTGTAGTAGGGAAAAAATTAGAACCTATGAACTGTCGGTTGAGCTAGACTCCTAACAGGATGGATAGGTGGTAGAGTACTAACTTTAAACTGGGTACTCAAATTGCTGTATAAGGAGTTTATTATGGCAAATACAACATTATCATTAACAATTAAAACAACAATAAGTGCTTCAGTTGAAGCATTTAAAATAATTTTAGAGGCAGGTACATTAATTGTACAAGCCTCTTCTGAGGTTATCGGCATGATATCTGACATCATGCCTAAAATTAAAGGGTACATTAGTACCTTTAGAGGTGCGATGAGTGACATCATCGCAGATGTTGAGGCATTCATTATGAATGCTATTAACATTTTAAAAGGTACCTATAACGGTACCAAGGCTGCTTTAAGCAGCTATGGATTGACTGCTGATCCAGCTGCAATAGCAGCAAGTGTAGAAAACTTCCTTTCTCCAGTTGAGGAGGAACAACAAAGAAAAAGTAGAGGAAGACCTAAAAAGTCTTAATCTTTCTTTTTCTAATTGCTTTATATAAGTACATCAAGGTGTGTATATATAAGGCAATAGTGCCTTACCTAACTACTTATTTAAGGTATATCCTTAGTACTATCATTTCAGTGCCTAAGGCTCTATACCTTGAATATACTGCCTAAAATTCTTTAGACAAGAACTATCAAGAGAGAGACCTTTCTAATTTCAGCACTCAATCACACGAGTACCTAAGGTTCTCACTCATACTCTTAACTAAAGTACCTAAGTGTTCCTCATGCTGCCATCAATAGCATAGACAAGAACCTAAGGGATAGGCAGTTGTGGTACAGCTGAATATAGATTACTCGGTATGTGGAACAGGTGTGATGAGCCTAGTACCCATATCAGGTGTCTATGTTGAATGCACCTTATATAGCTGTAATTATTGGTGTAAATTTTTATAAAGGAGATTAAGTCATGGTAACAAAAACCTTATTTAAGGAACTTGTAGAAGAGTTGTGGTCGTCTTATGAAGACTATAAGATGGCTATGAGTAGACGTAGAACTAATTCAGTTATCTCTCGTTACTCATACATCTCTCACGGTTTATTCCATACAAACCAAAGAGTAACAGAAGACGGAACACTCTTCTACAATGACTATCTTGGATTCAAAGTTCCAAGTCATTTTGCGCCTAAATCATTAAGATCTGGTGTTAATATGATTAAAGAACTTAAAGAAGAAGGTGATTGGATACTTATGGTACCAGAAGACTTAGCTAAAATGGCTGAGAAGTCTGGTTTCAAAGTATTATGGTCTTTACCAATGAAAATGGAATTCAGAGGTGAAAAGATTGAAAAATTCATTTGTTTATCAGATGATTTTCAAATGTTATTCATTTTCCAACTTCTATGGTTAATGATTTCAACATTCAATTTTTCATTTGAGTCTATTCTTTCTGAATTCCAATTAGAACCAAGAAGAGTATTAAATGAAGAATATAAAAATGTGTTTAATTCATATTTTTATAATGAATTCACTGATACTGATTTTGGAACTGTTTATTGGGAAGACTATTTTGATCCTGATTTTGAATTTAAAATTTCATATTTTAAATCAATAATTGATGAAGAATATGATGAAGATTTTAAATTCGAGATCCAAGATAGTCTTGAAGACTTAATCTTCTAAAATCAATCTGACCTAAGTAAGTCATTAAACTGCTTATGATCTGATGTCTGTAGTTATAAATTATAAGGATGTTTATGCTTTTCTATCCTTCTCAAAGTGAAAAGCAGTATTAGTTGAACATTTATAGAACCAAATGATGTGTTTGGTTTAAATTTCTTATAAAGGATAGATTATGAGAAAATTAGTAAATAAAAATGGAATAAGATTTTTAGGAGCATTTGCTCCTAAAAGAGTAAAAGAAGTAAAAGAAATTAAAGGAGCTAAAATATCTGCTCCTTTAGCAGAAAAATTAAAAGATGCTCTTAGAGCATCAGCTGCTGAAAGAAAAGCAGCAAGAAAAGCTGCTATTGCGGCAAAAATGGCTGCAGCAGCAGCAAAAAGAGCAGAAATGTCTGCTCAATCTGCTATCAATGGTAGCAGATTATTAAAATTAGTAGGAGATATGATTCCTACTAAAGGAGTTTCAATTGAAGCTCCAAAATCTTCAAAAAGGGAAGTAGCTGAAAATGCTAAAGCTATATTTGCAGCAGCATTTATAGCTGGTGTAGCTGCTTCTGAAGATGAAGATAAAAATAAAGAAGAACAAATTAAAGAGACTCTTGAAAATACAAGTAGAATAGAACTTGTAAAATCAAGAGTTTCTAAAGATTTAAGAAGTAAATCAGCAAAAGACTTCTTAAAAGCTTGTTCTATCAAGTCATTTAAAGAACTTGATAGTGTAGATGCTGATGTGTTTGTTAAAGCACTAATTGGTGTTCAAGACTTAAATGAAGATACAAAAGTATTAGACTTTGTATCTAATAAGTTAGAACCAACAGTGCTTCAAACATTTGATGCATTTATTGATGGTTCATTTAGATTTAAAGAAATTGTTAAAGGTGCAGTAATTGATAAAATTGCTGTACCTGTAAAACAAAATAAATCAGCAAAATATATTCAATCTTTAAATATTAGAGATGATATTGCTGAATTATTCACTTTTGTTATTTCCATTCTTCTTGAAAAAGAAGAAGCTCAAGAAATTTCACTAAGAAGTGAATTTATGAGTTATTTTATAGGGGCTTATTCAGTACCAAATAATCCATCAGTTTGGACTGATAAAGCTCATATGGAAAATCTAATTGATGCTGGTCTTACTTTGTTTGAATTATTTAAACAAGTAAGATGGTATGGATTAGATGGTAAGGATAAAGGTTCTATTATCTTTACTAATACTAAGAATATTGGAGTTAAAACTATTAATATTAGTAGTTTAAACAAATCATTTGTTAATGAATTTGTTAAACATCCAGCATTTAAAGGTAAATTAGAAAGCTTCTTTACTATTGAAAAAAGAAGTGCCTTCACTGAAAAACCTGTTAAATTAATTAAGGTTGATAGTGAAGGTAAAACAATAGACCTTGATCCTGAAAACAGAAGAGTTTGGCAAGGATCTATGTGGAAATTCAAACCATCATTAAATATTGGTGGTAAGATTTTCTTACATAATCTAAACCAAACTAAATACTCTTTTGTTGATGGTTTAGCTGAATCAAGAGAAATTAGAGATATGGTTCTTAAACATACTGAGTTCCATTCTCATGCTAATAATCCTGTTCTTAAATCAACAGGAGAATTAGTATATCTTGATAAAGAATGTAAAGAAGTAAGAGTTACTCTTCAAGATGCTCAAAAAGCACATGCAAATGCTTTAGAGGATATTAGAAGAGTAAACGAAATCTTTGAAAAACAAGGATACTTCTTTACTCAATTCAAGTTTGGACCAGATAACTTGAGAGTATATGCTAAGGGAGGAGCATATCTTGCATTACAAACAGGATTTAGAAATCATCTGTTTGGTAGTGCAGAACCAAGAGTTCTTTCTCAAAAATCAGTAGAGATATTAGGTAATATTATCTCTGATTACGAGAAAGAATTAAATGAAGTTGAATTTAAAATTAAACAACTTCAAAAAGAAGCTATTACAAAAGCTCAACAACATTCAATTTGGGAGAACCAAAAAGAAGAGCTTGAGCTTAAAATATTAATAGCAATTCACAAACATAGTATGTGGAAAGCTATTAAAGGTCAACCTACTAATATTTTAGTGGAGATTGATCAACAAGCTTCAGGTACTGCAATGCAAGTATGTTCACTTGGTATTAAAAGTGGTATGAAATGGTCTTCTCTTAATGTAGATTTTGCTACACAAGATAAACCATATGATATTTATACTGCTATGGGTCAAGGAATGAAATGGAGTGTAAATGGTGTAAATATTGATGATAATCAATGTTTATCTATCAACCAAGAAATTGGTGTTAGAAAAACAGGAAAAGCACCATACACTCCATTTCAATATGGTTCTGGAAGAGTTAGATTTGTTAAGATTGGTAGAAAATTACTTGAATCTATCGGTCTTGACAAAGAAATAATTGAAGTTTCAGAACCAAGATGGGATTCTTGGACTGCTAAATTTAAAGAGTTAATGCCTGAAGCTGCTGCTCTTAGAGATTTCTTCACTAAGATGACTAAACATATCAACAAAGCAGTATTTACATATGCTGCGTCTGATGGTATGATAGCAGCAGTAACAGGTGTTACTCAAACAGGTCATGAAGATATTCAAAATATAAAAACTACTGTAACAGGTAGAAAAGTTGAGTTCTTCATGAAAAGAGTAAGCAGTGAATATTTTGGTGTTAGACATATTGCTGCTTATTCACATGGATTAGATTCATATGTGCTAAGAACTGCAATCAATCAATATATGGTTGAGAGTAGCTTTGCATCAATGATTCCAATCCATGATGCATTTATGGTGTCTCCTGAAGATATTGATATGTTCTGGAACTCTTACAAATCAGCACTTGGAAAAGTTGTTAAAAATGGAAAAGAGTTCCTTAAAGGATATATTAAGGCTCTTTACAAATCAACTTCATTATGGACTACTGAACAAGAAGTAGATCTATTTGTGGAGATGATGGTTAATGAGCTTCATAAAGGGGACATCAAACCAGAGGATATAAAAGGAGGATTATTTATAGGGTAATCCTTGTTTCCTCTTGTATCTCTTTATATAAATCTATTAAGGTAGATGTATATAAGGAGATAGTGCTATCAATTATATGTTGAGATGCAGATTTCCAGTGTGGGAGACTTAAAATTTTAGAACCAAAGTTAAGAACCAAATAACATTCTTTGCTGTTGAATCAGGAAGCTGCCTTTTTTTGATATATACTTTTACCTTATCGGCAAGACGAGTCTCTTCTACGATAATGCTTTTACGATAATATATGTTTATCGTCGATGATTCTTATCTAATCTTTTAATACTTGTTTATATTTATTTATTGTTTATACGTTTCTATCGCCGTTTTATGTCTATCGCATTTGTTATCATTGTCGCCGTGTTAGCAACGGCACCGACGCTTCGCTCTATTCGGTGCCTTTTACAGAGAGCATTATAGATGTTCTTAACTATCCTTTACCAGGATTAATTGTTTTTATGACACCAAGACGTTGGTGTGATATCATAATTAAGGAGCCAATATGGTAAGTAGAGGATTCAGTGAAGATGAATTAAACACAGCAGCAAAAGCTGCTGGTAGTGTTAGGTTCTTAGAACCTGATGCAGAGGCGAAGGATAAATATATTCCTATCAGACTAACAACTATGTTAGATGATGAGGAAGTGTATTTAGGGTATTTCAACCTACTTAAAAAAAGTAAAGTTTACCAAACTGTTTACAGTCTGGTATTCGAGAAATATCCTGAGATCACTTGGGAAGAGAAGAAAGAAAAAATAGTAACTTCGGTTGCTAATTTTCTTTCGAGAGAGGGATTTAAATTCGCTCTTATCACTGATATTAGTGAGGAAGAGAAGAGTGAGTTAAAATCAAAATTAGGTGATTTTATCGCCTAATCTCTTCTATCTTTCATTTAAGAACCAAGGAGAATATACTAATACTCTTCTATCCAAAATACTCTTTGGTTCTTCAATGAGAGATATACTCTCAAAAAATAATTAAAAAGGATTACTATGTATAAATTTAGAAATAGAAATGAGGCAAGAACTTGTGTTCAAGCTTTGTTAATTGATGAGGAAGTGTATCACGATAGATACGGCAGAGACGCAATAAAAGCAGTCTCTGCAAAAACTGGTTTATCTTTGTTCCAGGTAAAGAAATTAAACAAAGAAAAAAGAATTATCCCACAAAAAGTATGGTGGAGATAATCAATTAAAGAACCAACTAGTATTGAAGTTCTAAAAAGCTATACTAAAATCTATATAAAGGAGATTGATTTAGTAGTTTTTATTTTCGTAGACAAGACTACTAAACAAATAACATTAAAGGAAACAAAATGTGTTATCTAATTCATTCAAAAAAATTAGACATAGTATTGACAGACAAGGTAAAATACCATAAATGTGGTATTTACGAAGACCTAAACACAGGTAAACTATACGACATAAAGGAGGATTTATGAGTTTTTTCAAATCAATTGGAGAATTAGTAGGTAAAGGTTTAAGAGATGTAGTTGAGGCACCATTAGATATAGCATCAGGATTATACGATGGTGTTCAAAAAGGTGGTTTATTCAAAGGAGAAGAACCAGAAGATGTTCAACACAACAAATGGCCTGAAATACCACAAGATAAAAAGGAATAATCAAAAAAAAGATTATTTCCTTTGGTTCTATATTTTATTTGATAGAGGGATAAAATGATGACGACGATAAAACATATCGTTATCCCTCTACAAAATAAAATTCAATTAAGGAATATATATGAGTAAAAAACAAATCAAAAGAATAGCAACGCATCAAAATTTATTCCATGCAGATGAGTTAACAGCAATAGCATTATTAAAAGTATTTAAACCAGAATTTGAATATATTATTAATAGACTACCTCATCAAGCACATATAGAAAATCCACAAGATTATGACTATATTATTGACATAGGTAGACAATACGATGGAGTTAGATTCTTTGATCACCATCAAAGTAGTCCAAAAGATGATAATAGAGCAAGTGCAGGATTGATATGGGACTATTTAGAATTAAATAGTTTAGATTATTTAGGTATTGAAGCATTCGTGCACCAAGTAGATGCTAATGATTTGGGACTTAGAGAACCAAATGAGCATAGCATTATAAGTTTAATTAAATCATTGAACATAACTGATGTATATAGTAAAGAGCAAGATGAAGCATTTATGTTTGCACTTGAAATTGTTACTAAATATATTCAGTCATTAAAGAACCAAAGTGATAATAGAAGTAATGCATATAATAAATTATCTTCGTGTGAACAAAGGAATAATATTATTGTGTCTCAAGAGTTTATACCTGAATTGCAATACACTCTTGTTGATACAGAAGTAGACTACTTCATGTGGTTTAACAAGGATCAAAACACTTGGAAAATACAATCAGTGCCTGTTAAATATGGTTCTTTTGAATTTAAGAAACCATTAGAACCAAGTAAGAAGAATGATAATGTTACATTTGTGCATAATGGTAAATTCTTTGCTGTTGGTACTAAAGATGGTTTGCTTAAATTAGTTGAAGATTCAAAGGAGGCATAGCATGTGTATGCTTATAAACATAGACAATGGATATATTATCCATAAAGGTAGTTTAAATGAGTGTAGAGAGCAAAAATCTCTCTACTATAACGAATTACATACAAACATAATAAGTCTTTAATATAAGGCTTATTTAACAAATTTATATAAAGGAAAAAATATGTACCAATTAATGCTTGAAACTGTAAGACATGGTAGAAGTACCAAATATATTTTAAATAAACTAAAAAGTAAAATAAAAATTTTTAGAGAATACAGAAAATTTTTAAGAGAAAATAAAAACTCTAAAAATGATTTTTGTATTTTAACAATTAGAAAAAATGATTCAATCTTAGAATCAAAAATATTTTAAAAGGATAAAAAATGAAATATAAAGTTTTACTGAAGAACCAGTATGGAATAATGAGAGAATTAAATGAATTTGCAATAAAAGAAACAGCAAAATTATTTGCTAAAAATTATAAAAAATATGCTTTACCTCATATGTTAGAACAAGGATATGAAGTTAAAATAATTAAAGAAGAAGATTAATTTCAATAGGAGAACTATTTGGTTCTCTGATTGAGGTTAAACCTCTAAAATAATTTTAAAGGATAAGATATGAAAATGTATTTTGTAGAACCAGGTGAAGTTGCAGTATGTATTATAACAAATGTTAGTGAAGCAGCAATATATGTTGCTCAAGAATTAGGTTTAGTTAGTGTAAGTAAATCATTATTTGATACTTTTAGAATATCTCATGGTGAAAAAACACTTGTTTTATAAAGGAGTACCAAGATGATAAAGGCATTATTTATTATGACAAGCATTTCATTTGTTGTTGAATTATTTGAAAAGAATGATATAGAATATCAAGAATGGTTTGATAATCAAAATGATCAATATGAAATTAGAATTGATTTAAGTTGTTTAGATGGTAAACAAATTAAGTTATTAAAACAAGAAATTAACATTAAAGAACCAATAGATGGGTATAGTTATTTAATCTTTTGGAAATAAGTCAATAAACCTATCTATCTTGATCATATTTCAACGAACTATAAAAATATGAGTAAATGTATATAATTTATAAAAAGGAGTTTAAAATGGTTAATAGTAAAACTATTTGTATTTATGAAAAATGTGATAAAAAACATTTATGCAAAAGATTTAGAAAAGAGATTGGTAATAATACAGATTTTATAGGAGGAATTGGTTGTGTTAATCACAACTATTTTTACTTTATTAAAAAATAAATTAAGGAGAAGGTTAAATGAAAGTAGTAAAAGCAACATGTGGAACTGAAAGAGAAGTAGAATGTGAAATAGTTTTTGATGATAACAATTATTCAATACTAATCGATAATTTCTTAGCATTTCAAAAAAATCAAGATATATATGGATTAGGGTTTTATGAAGAAAAAGCTCTTGAAAATGCTTTAAAAAAAGTAATTAATAAAGAAATTGTTAAACAAATAAAAGAACAATTTCATTTATAGAGGTACCAAAAAAAATGAAAAGCAATAAATTAAAATTATTTAAAGGAAAATTACAAAAATTCAATAATGCTAATTATAATCTTGGTAGGTTTATGTGTATAGGTCCTATTTACTCGATAAATGAGCGTAGAGAAAAGATCTTGATTCGTGAGCATATCTGGATCAAATTACCAAAAAACTTTCGTAAATGGAAACTACAGGGCAAAGAAATATACTTTATTGGAAAGTACCAAACATATGTTGGTTCTGATATGAAAGATAAGTTAGGTGTAGTACTTAAATATCCTGATAAGATTAGTACCAAAGTAGATGAATTGTTTGATGTATGTTATGGGGAAAAATGAATATATATTCATATTCGGGCAGAACTGCCCGATTTTGTTTTAAAATTTAGAAAGTGCATATATATATTATATTATATATAGTTGACCTTCAAAAAAAAATATAAAGTGGGTCAATTGACCCAATTACTTTAAATAAAAACAAGGTCAATTGACCTATATCGGCTCAATTTAAGGTCATTTTAAGTTTTGTTTTGGTATAATTATAAACGAAATAAATACCAATAACAAGGAGATATTATGTTAAAAATTGATGATTTGATCAATGAAATTGCAAATTGTAAAATAGAAGAAATAGATGTGAGTAATGTAAAATTTAAACATCATAAAGCTTCAAAGATAGAACCAGAAATGAATGAGTCAGATTTTAATGCATTGAAAAATGATATTATTTTGATTGGTAGAATTAAAGAACCAGTAGTGATTGTAAATGATATGATTTTAGACGGAAGACATAGACAAAAAGCTGCAATTGAATTAAATATGCCTATGCCTATTAAAAAACTTAATGGTAATTATACCATAAATGTTTTAAAAGAATTTGTTAGGAGTCATCATATGGGTAGAAATAAAGTAAAAATTCAAAAAGAAGTACAAGCTTTTGAATACAAACAAAGTGTTGCTAATGTAAGTTGGGAGTCAGCAGCTGCAAGATATGGTGTTAGCGTTTCAACAATTAAAAGAATAAGTCAAATTTTTAATAAATTAAAAGAAATTGGGTTAGACAAAGATTTTGCTAGAGTTCTTGATTGTTTTAGAAATAATAAAAATTTAATACCTATGAATACATCTGGCTCTTCTAATGCTTTTCAATGGATTTCAAGACCAGTTGGTACTATATATGGTACTTTAACTCAATTAAAAGAATATATTGAGTTTTTGAAAACAAAAGATAATATAAAAGAAGATGAAATAGATATTACTGAATTTGATCCAAATACAGGTGAGGTTCTTAAAAAAGATGAAAATATTTTTATAGAAAAAACTAATTCTGATAAAATGAAAATTCAGCAATTAGAAAAAGAGAACCAAGAATTAAAAGAAAAACTTAATGAATTAATTGAAACAGTTGAGCAACTACAAAAACTTAACTCATTAAAAAAGAGCGGAAGAGACTTCTAAATTCTTTTTTGGTTCTAAAATTTATAAATAAAAGGAATTGTATGGAAAATATATTTATAGTAATGTCAACTCTATTTGGTACTATATGGTATTTAATAGGTGTAAAAAATAAAGATAATTTAGCATTGTTGCATTCAACAGTGTGGTATGCATCATTTGCAATTATGATGTACATATTTATTTCAAATCATAAATAAAAGGAGAAGAAATGCCAAATTGGTGTAACAACAACATTGAAATAACAGGTAAAGAAGAAAATGTTAAAAAGTTTGTAGAAGACTTCAATGAAAAAGGATTTGAATGTATTGGTACTTCTCCTGAAGAAGGATGGTATGAATGGAATTTAGAACACTTTGGTACTAAATGGAATATACATCCAAAAGAAATAGAATGGTTAGATTACAATAATTGTTCATTTATGACTGCTTGGAGTCCTCCATTACCATTTTATGAATCAGCAAGCGAAAAGTACCAAATTAAAATAAAAGCTTCATACGAAGAGTATGGGTGTATGATTGTAGGTTGTTTCGAAGTTAATTATGGAGTAGTAGAATATAATATTTTATGTGAGCCATTTAATATAGATTCTTTAGAAATAATTGAATGTATATATGGGGATGTAGACAATTATATTGAAGCATATGAATATATGTATTTAGATGGTTTTGAAAAAGAAAACGACTATAAAGACAGGTTAGAATCTTTTGAAGAATTTAAGAAATATGTAGAAGATTTAAAATAAATCTTCTTATTTTCTTTGTTAATAAAAACATATATATCTGGTAGATAGGGTTTTATAATTTTTTTTACTTCATACGACACTCCAATAAAGATTTATTGTTTTTTTACCTATCTATCAGATATATGTGTTTTACACATAAATACATTATAAAGGAAAATAGATGACAGTTAGAGAAATACTTAGGCAACTTGATAATGATATTGACTATTTTTTTATGAAATATAAAATTGTTGATATGCATAAACATTATTTGAAAAACAGAAGTAGAACATTTATAAGCACTGCAATAAGAAAAGAATTCGGTTTTTCATTTAATCAATTAAAAGTTCAAGATTTTGCAGATTGGTATAAAGAGCTTGAAAAAGAAAATTATAGCATTGATACTATAGCAAATATAATGGGAATTACTCGTGGATATGTTGATGAAATGAGAAAAAAAGCTGGTATTTTTTATTACAAAATGCCACAAAAAAGCCACAAAAAGGAGTTAGAATGAGTAATAAGTTTTTAAATAAAATAATGAATATATTTGGATATGTATCTAAAAACACATTCAATGTTATACAAAATGCATATTTAGAAAGAATAGAATATCTTAGTGAAGAACTTAAGATTTCTGATGAAAAGGTTAAAAAAGCTAAAGAATGTTGTTTAAAAAATGAAGAATTAAACAAACAAATAAAAAAACTTGAAACTAAAATATTGTATTTAGAGAAACATAACAGAAAATTTTTAGGATTAACAAATCAAGTATCACCGATGGCAGCGTTTATACTTGAAAATGAAGCTAAGGAGTTAAATAATGGTAATAGTTAATGCAAGTGATTTTGATGAGGCATATAGTATAGCTGTTAGTGATATGTTTGATGAAATTTTAGAAGAGATGATAAATACAAAAAATACAAATATATCTATTGAATACGGAAACTGTATACCTTTTGTTTATAAAGGTTGTGATGACTGTGAATATCAACAAATAGGAGAATTTGATTTTAGTATTGAAGAACTTATGGATGAAATAGATATTAGCGAGATTATGGATTTTATGTTTTCAGAAATAGATGATCTAAACAAACAATGCAATAGTTACAAAGAACAATTGTTAAATTGTTTAAAGGAAAAAAATGGTTAATAAGGCATATAAGGATTATATCGATGTAGTTATTAAAGGAACTCAATACAGTGGAAATACAGAGCCAGGTAAGTATCAATTAAGTGCTTCTCAAGTTGGCTCTGACATTCTTCCTTTATGGTTAGAATTTAAGTATGGTAAACAGCAGAACCAAAGTAAGATAGAAGCAAATACTCTTGGTTCTATTCTACATAAAGGTTTGGAAGAATTATTTAAAGAACATAATTTTAATGAATTTTCAGAAGACTATCAATACAGTGTAGAAAGATCTGTCGAGAAAGAATTTACGCATAAAGATTTAAAGAATAAATGGACTATTATTGGCACTATAGATTTGATTGATACAAAAAATAAAGTAATAATTGATCATAAACTTAGTACAGGAACGACTTTAAAATCTATATATAAAGAAGGCAAAGATCATCAATATGCTTTACAATTAGGGATTTATAGATGGTTGTTAGGAGATGAAGAATTCAATTGTGCATTAGCATTTTTCAATAAATCTCAATCTTATTTTAAAGTTAAAAAAGAAGATTTATTCACAATGGTTGAATTAGAGGTACCAAGTTTTGAAGAGATTGAAAAACTACTTCTAAATAAACTAAAAGAACTTGAAGTGTATATAAATGAAGATGCATTAGAACTTGGTTCTACTCCTCCTAAATGTAAAAATACATTTCCATACAAAATGCAAGGCAAAGTATATAATATGAAATGTTTACATTATTGTGACTTAAATAATAAATGCCCTTATTTTAGTTCATATCAGGCAGAGCAAGAAGCGATTACAAAATTTGATTTTTAAGGAATAAGTAATGAGTGTATGGACACATGTTAACGGAAGTATAAGAATTGATACACATGAGTGGTATGATAGAGAATTTAAAAATGAATCATTGTCAAGTGTATTAAGTAAGTTTTATGGAGATTTCAATAATAGAGTGCCAAGTGGGAGTGAAGGTCCATTAACACTAAATCATAGTTTTACATTTGTAGCATCTAATCAAGCATTTGTAACATTATCATTTTCAGGTGATTTAAGAGATTATGAAAAAGAGGATGTAAATAATGAACTTATTATTTGGGTGAAAAACATAACAGAAGGACAATCTGTTAGGCAAGGTTTTGTTGAAATTGAAGTAGAACAAGATTGTTACATAAATATGCAATATGTATATGGTGCAGGATGGAAGATAAAAGAATCAATCAGTGAGTAATCTCTTTTTGGTTCTATAAATTTATATAAAGGAAAATAAAAATGCAAACTTTTTTAAATAATATATTTGATATGGGAGTATATAAATTATTTTTATGGTTGTTTATGTGTGTATTATTTTTTGGATTTTTTGAATTATTGATTAAAAGTTTAGAATTTACATTTAATTTTAGCAGTAAATTAAATATATTTGATATTATAAATTTAACATTTTGGTTATTTATATATATTTCAGGAATATATAGATTTTATACACCTATAAGAAAAGGAAAAAAGAAATGAGTGACAAATTAAATAGTTTATCTTCTTGGTTCTCAAATGATAGAATAACAACAGAATATCTTTATGGCATAAAAGCATGTTATTTTGCTAACATGAAATATAGGTATGTTTTGAATGGTAAGATTGAATGGGCAAAAGCATTAAAAAGTAATATTATTGCTAACGAACTTCAACAGGCTAATACAGAACCAGAAACAGGTGAAGAATATAGTGAGTACCAAAAGTTAGAAATGAGATTAAATGCTATTGAAAAGGCAATAGAATTTAATGAATTTTTATTGAAAGAGTTAAAAGATTGCAAGGATTAAAAATGAGTTATCTTGATGGAATAAAAATAGGCGATAGAGTATGGAGTTTTGATTACGGATGGGGTAAAGCAATTAAAATATATTCCAATTTTAATAAAAAATTAACTATAGATGAATATTTTGTTACGATACAATTCGATAAACACAATATATATTTAGATTGTGATGATACAAAAACCTATACTTTTGATGGAACTGCTGTTGATAGAAAAACAGCAAATCAAACATTATTTTGGGACGAAATTAAATTTGAAGTTCCTAAAAAACCAAAGATTGAGTTAGAAGAAGGGAATTTTAGTATTGATATTCAATTAGAAGGAATAATCAGATATACAAGCAAACTTTTTGCTAAAAATGGATTGACAAGAACAGATAAAAATATAGCAATAAAAGCATTAAAACAAATTAAAAAATTTACAAGACTATTAGCTCTAAGAGATCAAGAATGTGAAGATAGTAGAGGATATGAATATACAATAAGAAAAGATAATTTTATTGTTATATTTGATAGAGAAACTAAAGAATATGGCTGGGAAATTAATTTTAATTGGGATTATTTAGGAGTATATTTCAAAACAGAAGCAGATGCGCAAAAAATATGCGATATTTTGAATGCAGGTAGATTTGATTTAGAAGGATAAATATATGTCTGAAATAACATTAAGAGAGTACCAAAAGGATGCAGTTGATGACGTTGGAGGTTGTATTGCTTTTGGTGATGAGAAAATAATAGTTGATAGTCCTCCTGGTTCTGGTAAAAGCTATCAAATGACTGCATTAGCAGAAGAGCATCAACATATGGGCGTAATTATTGTAGTTTCAATAAGTGCATTAATTGAACAATTAGATGAATCATTAAAAAAATTTAATTGCAATCATAGTGTATTAAAAGCAAATTACAAAGGAACACCATTTGATAAAAATTCAAATGTACAACTTGTAATGGCACAAACATTACAATCAAGGCTTAAAAAAGGAGAACTTGAAGAATGGAAAAATAAATTTAAAATAATTATGTTTGATGAATTTCATAATGCTGGACCTATAACATCTAATAGAGCAAGGGATATTGTATCATTTATAAATCCACAAACAATTATTGGCTTTTCAGGTTCACCATATGATTATCAAGGGTTTAAGTTTCCTTATTATGAGTATATTTATACTCGCTCTATAAGAGATTTAACAAATGAAGGCCATCTTACACCTATAAAGACTTTTGTACCTGTATGGGCAGAGAAAGTTGACTATAGTAGTGTTAAAGTTGAAAGAGGAGATTATAATGCTGATGAATTAGAAGAAATTATAAATACATCAGAACATCTAAAATTAGCATTAAAATCTATGAATGATATGAATGCTAAAGATAAAAAAACTATTGTATTTTGTTCATCTATTAGTCAAGCAGAATTATTTGGTACTATACTTAGAAATGATGGGTATAAAATAGCTATATCTCATTCTAAAAATGGAAAAGAAGGTGATAAAGCTATTGATGATTTTAGAGTATCTAAAGAACCAAGTGTTTTAATTTCGATAAATCGACTTTCAATGGGATTTGATGTACCTTCTATTGAATTAGGAGTAATGCTTAGACCTACAAAATCAAGAGCATTATTTCTTCAACAAATTATGAGGTTAGCAAGATTACATGATGATAAAAAATATGCTGAATTTCTTGATTTAGCGCAAATGACTTCAACGTTTGGTTTCTACGATGAACCTTATTATCCACCTGAGAGAACAGGTGATAAAAAGGTTGATATGGAAGCAATAAGAGAGGCAAATAAAAATAGTCTTGAACATTTGAAAGCTGTTCTTGATGGTTCAGAACCAAAAGAGATAAGTATAGATATATACAATGCTAAACTTCAAGAAATTAAAGCAAAACAAAGAGAAGATATTAAAAAGTTAAGTGTAAAAGATTTGGCAGCAATTTTTGAAGTAAGTGATGATCACAAAGAAATCATAACTATTGCAACAATGTTCTATATGTTTAAATATGGTAAACCAGTATCAAAAAAAGGATTTGAATATGAGTACAAACCTAATTGGTTCTGGAGTGCTAAAATAAATGAAGAAAAACCAGAATGGTCAATAGAACATGATATGTCTTGGTACTTTGAGCAATGTCCAGAAAAGAAACATGAATGGATAAAAGCATTAAAATCAAGATTAAGAACTATCATAAAACAAGAATTAGGATTATTTAGAATCCAAGGTTTTATTAAATTTTTGTATGAAAAGTACCAAGAAGAGAAAATGTATTCATCAGTATATACTGAGTATAATATGGATGAAGATGATCAATCAGATATACCATTTTAAGGAGAATAAAAATGTCGGTAAAATTAATACATATAACACCATTATGGTTAATTAGCAACGGAATCAGATATTCACATAATAATCACAATTTAAGCGATAGTTATTGGGTAGACGGTATGGGAACAGAATGTATATATTGTGGCTCTCAAGAGTTAGAAGAATCAATAAATAAAGACGGCTCAACAAATGCTTCTATATGTAAGAGTTGTGGATCAAATTTACAACATCACATTGGTTCTAAAGATTTTAATTTAATTAAAAGAGTTGGTTTCCATATGAATCATTCAAGTGTATTAGAACATAGTTTAATTGTGTTTGATATTGAATTATCAACAAAAGCATTATTAGAATTTACTCGTCATAGAGTTGGTATTTCTTACACAGTAACATCAAGTAGATATGCTTTGGATACAATGGGTATTGAATTTGAAGATACAAAAGATCACAGAATAAATACTATTTTGAATAATATAAAATTAGAAGTTGATGAATTATTGGAAAATTCTTCTAAAAAAGATTTTGATCAATTAGCAATGCTATTACCACAAGCATTTATATATAAAATGCAAGTAAGTTTCAATCTTAGAAGTTTGGTTCATTTTTTAAAATTAAGAACCAATAAATCAGCTCATTATTCAATTAGGAAAATAGCATTTCAAATGATTGATGCTTTACCATTAGAGTATCAAGAATTGGTTCTTTTAGATGAGAAAATTAAAAAAGACTATGAAAAATTAAGGAGCATTTAAGAAATTAAATGCTATACTTGTAACCCCCACTTAGAAGGAAATAAAATGACAGATATTGATTTAAAAATAGTTAACGAGTTAATTGAACTTAAATTATCTGCTTTGAGAAATGATATTGTAAATACTTTATCTATATTTAAGCAAGATGAAAAAGACGAATTAAGTGTATATATTTCTGATACAGAAGAGTTAAAAAATATATTAAACATAACAACAAAGGATGCAAAATGAAAAAACATGAATTTATGGTATTTCTACAAAAAGTATATGACGACAATATTGAATACGTTGTAGCAAGTGATAAAAATAATGAAATAAATGCTGACTTCACCTTAACATTTAAACAGTTAGAAATGGTTTATAAATCTATGAAAAAAGAATATAAAAAAAAGAAACAAGAAGAAAAGCAAAGAAAAATAGAAAGTGACGAAATTGAAGCGAAGGTAACTGAGATTTCAGAGGAATTAAGCAAAGTTTTAGAAGCTCTTCTAATGAAGCTGTAATTGTAAAATGACTTATCAAGAAGAGGCAACTCTTTTTGGTTCTATAGAGACAATAGACTTAATCTATAATAAAATTCAAGATGAAGGAAAATATAAAATACCTCCACTTTTATTTTTAAATTCACTTTTCTTTACAACAGCTTCTGCGCTTGGATTTAAGGGAATAAAAATAAAAAGAGTAACATCTTTTAAAGAGAAAAAGATTATTCCTAATTTTGTGGCTATAAGCTTTGGAAAAACTGGTATAGGTAAAGATTTTGTTTTTAAAAGAACCAAAGAGATATACAAACCAATAGAAAAAGCTTTCGAAAAAAAAGCTGATGCATTTTTCTATGAAAGATTTGAAGAAGGAAAACCAAATAAATCATATGTAAAATTATCATCATATTATATAGGTGTAGAATCATCTGAGCAAGGTATTCAAAAAGCAGCGCAAACAATAAAAGATTTAGGATTTGGATCTGTAAATATATTCTCAGATGAATTACTTGATAACATAGGAATAATGGAACCAGTGTTTAAAAAGATAAAAACAGCATGGGATGATGGTATATCTTATGGACCAATAATTTCCTCTGATGGTGGCGAACATTATTTTACTGTTGAGGATATTTGTTTTAATGCATTATTATTTGGTTCTCACGAAGTGATTGAATTAAAAAAAGATGCTAAAGATAAACTTATTTCAGCATATATTTCTGGTATGACAAGAAGAGCATTTGTTTATCATAACACATGGTATAAAAAATCAGAAATGAGAAATAGTAATTATGAGACTATTTCAAAAGAAGAATATGATAAATTTTATGAATATAATCAGGAATTACTTAATTATATGAAAGTAACAGATCATATAGTTTTACCAGACAATATACATAAAAAATTATTAAAATATGATGAAGATAAGCAAATTGAAAGAGAGCAGTCAAAATCACCAATTGCTGAATCATTAGGTTCTATCCAGAAGATAGAAAAATTGTTAGGAATTATAGCTGCTTTAGATCTGGAAACAGAAATAAATGATAAGCATCTTGAATTTGCAATAAAATTTACAGAACTTATTGATAAGACAACTGAATCAACTGTTGAGCACAAACCATTTCATGTTCAAATATATGAAGAACTTGAGAAATATGATAGTTTGACTAAATCAGATTTAGTTAAAAATATAAAAGGCTTAACAGCAAAAGCAATTGAAAGTGAAATTGAATTAACTGAAGATTATGCTTATAAATTAGGTAATACTATAATTTCAGAACCAATAGGTAAGTCAATGAAATATAGTTTACAAAAAATGAGAAATAGTCAGTTAGATAAAATAATTGTTTCTGTTAATGCTGATATGAGCTACACAAAACCATCAGGTTTTATTAAAAAACAAGGTAGATTTGAAAATCTTCATAAAATAGTTTGTAATGAATTTAGATATTCAGCTGGTACATTTAAAGACGAATACATAAATGACGCTAATTATTTGAAGGAACAAAATCTAATAATCATTGATGTTGATGAAGGAATGACAATAGAAGAAGCAAAGAGATTGTTTTCATCGCACATATACATGATAGCAACAACAAAATCACATCAAAAAGATAAGAGTGGTATTGTGTGTGATAGGTTTAGAATAATCCTACCTACATCAAGTGTTTTTCATTTGGAGCCAAGTGTATATAAAGAAATGTATGTAAATATAATGAATACACTTGGGATAGATTCTTATGATGAAAAATGTAAAAATGCTTCTCGTTGGTACTATGGTGTAAAAGGTGCAAAGTATTGGTATAACATGGATGGAGAAATGCTTGATATTAGACCTTTTATCCCAAATACAAGTGAATTTCAATATAGTGCCAAAGCGATAGATACATATGAGGAATATGTTGAAAAATCTGATAGTAATGCTGATTCAGACACAAGAATACAAGGTGCCATTCGTTGGTTCTTGAAGAACACAATGATAGGGAATAGATCTGATAATTTATTCAAATTAGGTATGCTTATTGCAGACACAATTGGTGATGATAATTTTGAAGATTATTTGTTTCAAGCGAACTCATTCTTAGCAACATCATTGAAAGATAGTGAAGTTAGAAGTACAATTCAATCAATTAAAAGGAGAATATAATGGTATGTAGCAGAAATGATAAACTATTCAAATATGGATTATCTATAACAAAAGGACAATTTACAAATGATGAAATCAGAGTTTGTATTCATGGAGAGAATTTAAAATTTGAAAAGCATTTAGATTCAGATGAGGTTGATATTATAGTTAATAATGTGTTAAAACAAGGAGGAAGGATTTAATGGCAATCACAACATTTATTATAGGAGAATCAGGTAGAGGAAAATCACGAAGTATTAAAAATCTTGACCCAAAAGAAACAGTAGTTATTAAAGCAATTGAAAAACCTTTACCATTCAAAAGTAAAGATTGGAAAAGATTAAATAAAGAAAATCCAACTGGTTCTATAATTACAACAGATAGCTACGTAACTATTGTTGCAGCAATGGATGCAGCAGTTAATAAATATAATAAAAAAATTATAGTTATTGATGATGCTCAATACATTATGGCAAACGAATTCATGAGAAGATCAAGTGAAGTTGGATTTTCTAAATATACAGAATTAGCTGAACATTTTTGGAAGATTATCACAGAAGCAAATGCTCTACCTGATGATATTAGAGTGTATATTTTATCTCATGAAGATGAAGATCAAAATGGTAACATTAAAGCTAAAACAATAGGTAAACTACTTGATGAGAAGATTAACATCACTGGTATGGCTACAATCGTTTTAAGAGCAATAAGAAATTCAGATGGTGAATATCTATTTCAAACACAAAACAGTGGTAGAGATGTGTGCAAATCACCAGAGGAGATGTTTGATAAAGATTATATTGAAAATGATTTAAAATATGTTGATGAGCAAATCAAAGACTATTATGGTATTGAAGGATAATATATGAAAATTAAAAAAAGAGATGGAAATTTAGTTGATTTAGATTTAAAACAAATCAGAAAACAGACAGAACAAGCAGTTGAAGGTTTAAAAAATGTATCATTTGAAGAGATTGAACTTAATGCTAAAATCTCTTTCAAAGATGGTATGAGTACTGAAGATGTTCAAAATCTTTTAATTAAATCAGCATTAGATTTAGTTGATGTTGATAAACCTGATGCTACTTATGCAGCAGCAAGATTGCATATGTATGATATGTATCATAGAATTAAAAGAACATACTTTGGTTCTAAAATTGGAGGTGATGTTTATAAAGCAATTTCATTTACAAAATACATGAATTTTAATCAAAATTATTTATCTTGGTTTAATGAAAAAATAGTAAAATATTTTGATTGGGAAAAAATTAATAACGCTATAGTTCCAGATAGAGATAAACTATTTAATTATCTTGGTATTAAAATGCTTGAAGAAAGATATTTAATTAAACAAAATATAGATAACAAAAATGTTGTAACTGAATTACCTCAACATATGTTTATGTCTTTAGCTATATTTGCAGCACAAAATCAAAGAAATCCTACTGAAAAGGCAATTGAATGGTACAATATTTTCAGTAAATTAGAAGCGTTACCAGGAACACCAACACTTAAAAATGGTAGAACTATTAATGGTAATTGTTTTAGTTGTGCAGTAGGCTCTATGCCAGATGACTTAGAAGGAATTTATGATGCTCATAAAACTATTGCTGTAGGATCAAAATATGGTTCTGGATGGGGATATGATGTATCTAAATTAAGAGCAAATGGTGGAACTATACAAGATATAAAAGGTGCAGCAAAAGGACCAATTCCATTTCTACAATTAACAAATGCTACCTCAAATGCAGTTGACCAATTGGGTTAATTTTAGCCCCTTATAATAGTGATATTATAAGCAAACCTTTTTAATTGCTGGAAAGCCGTAAAGCATAATAAACTACAAAGTAATTCGTGAGAATAAGCTTGAAAGTTAAAAATTATTATGATAGAATTGTAAGTCGATAAAAACAATATAAGGAGCTTACAATGAAAATTGGTGATCAGCAGGGAAGCATGTTAAGTGATGAATATAAAAGATTTATGCTTGATAGTATAAATGTTAGTGAAACAATACGAAGAGAGTTTTCAGTAGAAAATAATATTAAATTTATTTTAAATATAAACCAAAGTTATGATTATTTTAAAAAAGAATTTAATTTATCAAAAGATCAAACACGAAGAACTAAAAAGAAAATATATGATAAGTATGAGAATATAGTGCCAAATGGATTTAAAATAATAAAAGAATTTCCAGATTATTTAGTTAATAAGAAAGGTTTAATCGTTTTTAAAAGACATAGAAATGTTTTAAAACAAGCAAACAATGTAAAAGGTTATAAAAGTGTTTGTTTAACAAACAAACAAACAAAAACAGTTCATAGATTAGTTGCTAAAGCTTTTATACCAAACCCAGAAAATAAACCACAAATTAACCATATAGATGGGGATAAAGAAAATAATAATGTTGAAAATCTTGAATGGTGTACTCAAATTGAAAATGCTTATCATAAGAAAATTAACGGACTTGGAAAGACTTGGAAAGCAAAAATTGCAGCAACAGGTCAAAATAATTCCCAAGCTAAACTAAAACCAAAAGATGTATTAGAAATAAGAGCATCTACTGATAGTTCTAAACATTTGAGTGAAGTGTATAATGTTTCACAGCATACAATAAATGATATAAAAGCAAGAAGATCTTGGAAGCATATTTAACATGAACCTTCAACGACTATCCCGTGAGGGAGTAGGGTACAAGCTAATGGTATTCGAAATGGAAGGCATCTTATTAAAATAAAATAAGATGAAGATATAGTCTAGTCTTATGCAAAAGCATAAGAAGTTCATAAGAGAACTGATTTAAAAGTTGCGTTTTAAATTGAATATTACGAGTAGATTGGCAGCTATTAATACTACAATGGAAACTTGGCATTTAGATATTGAAGATTTCATTGATTTAAAAAGAAATGGTGGTGAAGATAAAAGAAGAGCCAAAGAGTTATTTATATCTGTATCTTGTTCAGATTTATTTATGAATAGAGTAGAAAATAATGAATATTTTACATTGTTTGATCCATATGATGTTCCTGAATTAACAGAGACATATGGAAAAGAATTTGAAAATCATTATTTAAGATATGAAAGTATGGTAAAAGAACAACCTGAATATTTTACAAATACACCTAAAATAATTAAAGCAAAAGATTTATGGAAAAAGATGCAAGCAATGTATTGGGACACTGGTATGCCATTTATATTCTTTAAAGATAATGCTAATAGAACCAAAGAAGAAGAATGGGATTATGAAGATGTTGGATTAATTAGATCAGGAAATTTATGTCAAGAATACTTAAGTCCAATTAAAAATGATGAAATAACTTTATGTAATCTTGGATCTATAAATTTAGGAAGATTTGATTTTACAACTGATAAATCTCATAAACATTTTACAGATGTTACATATTCAATGTTTGAATTTTTAGATGCAATTACAGATGTAACAACATACAAAATACCTGGTTCTGAAAATGTTCAAATAGGAAGAAGAAGCGTAGGTTTAGGTTTAGCTGGTGAAGCAGAGTTAGTTGCTAAAAAAGGAATAAAATATGGATCAGATGAACATATATCTTTTATAGAGGCATTATATTCAAGATTTAAAAATATAACAGATAATTGTTCGTTGGATTTAGCACATAACTTAAGTGAGCCTTGTGAATACAGTAAAAAAGGATTCAAGAATTTACATAGAAGATGTATTGCTCCAACATCAAGTATTTCTATTATTATGGACACTACTCCAAGTGTAGAACCAATATTTGATAGAGTGTGGATTGAAGAAAATAAATTAGGTAAATTTAAAGTTGTTGTACCATCATTAAGTCCAGAAACTTGGCAATTTTATCAAAATGCTTATGATATAGATCAAAAAGCATTGATTATAGCAACAGCAACAAGACAGAAATATATTGATATGGGAATTTCACATAATATATATTTCAGACCAGAAACAACAACAGGTAAAGAAGTTTTTGACACTCTTATGTATGCTTGGAAACAAGGGTTAAAAACTACTTACTATATGAGGACTAAAAGTCAAAAAATGGAAGTAGAAGTAAGAGACAGAGATAGTGAAGTAGCTTGTGTTGGATGCGCAGGATAAGGAGAATAGATGAGTAAATATTATAATCAAAACTCAGAAGAGAGATATCAAGATGAAAAAATCTTAACAGGTAATCCTTCTGGGATTATCAATATGGCAGATAGTAGTTTAAGATGGTGTAAGCCACTTTGGGATGTTATGCTTTCTTACACTTGGTTTGTGCAAGAATTAAACTTAGGGCAAGATAAAAAGAAGTACCAGCAATTGTCTGATGAGCAAAAAAAAGCGTTTAATTTAGCATTAGCACAATTAATCACAAATGATAGTATTCAAACAGTGCAACTTGCAGATGGTGTATCTGGGTTAATCACATCACCATCAGTAAAAGCATTATTAGCAAGACAAGCGTATGAAGAGGCTTTACATTCTATGACTTACACTGCCATAGCTGATGATGTTATTGGTTCAAGAGATGTATATAATTTACATCAAACAGATTTAATGTTAGCAAAGAAGAATTTAGCAGTGGAAGATATGTTTAATTCTTTAAACACAATAGATCCAATAGATCAAGAAAAACAACTTATATTTGTTGCAAATCAAATACTTGAACAACTCGTTTTTCCAGGTGGATTTATTGTTTTATGGTCATTTGGTTTTTCAGGAACATCAAGCGCAATAAGTTTTATTGAAAGAGATGAATTTTCTCATGTAAACGTTTTTAAAAATATATTTAGAGAAGCAAAAAATGAAATTGGATTAAGTGAATACACAGAAATTAAAGCATTATCAATGATTGATAAGATGACAAAAATAGAAATCGAATGGACTAAACATATATCTAAAGATTTACTTGGATTTAGTGATAAGGCTATTGAATTGTACATAGAGTACCAAGGTAATCAAGTATGTAAAAATCTTAGATTACCATTATTATATGAAGAAACTGATGGTGGACCTTTGATGAATATATATAATCAAAATTCACTGCTAAAAGGAAGTAGTACCAAAACAAATTTCTTTGAAGCACCTGTTGCTGATTATTCGGTTGGTTCTTTAGACGAAGATTATTAACACTTTTTGGTTCGGTAGTACATAGAACCTTTAAAAGCTACCACATTTTAAACAAATTTAAGGAGAAAGAAATGACAAAAGACGAATTATTTGGACTTACAGAAGAAATCAGAAACACAATCGAAGAACTTGAAGAAGATTTATTTAAGGTAAAAAATAAGTCAGCAAGATTAAGAGTTAGAAAATGTAGTTTAAAGTTAGAGAAATTATTTAAAACGTATAGAAAAAATTCAATCAAATTAGAAGGAGAGGAATAATGATATTAACAATTACACACGAGGAAGTGCTTAAAGCAGTAAAAAACTATGTTGAAAATAGTGGTACATTTGATGTAAACAATGTAGACATTAAAGTTAGAAGAGGTAGTAAAGTAGAAGCGTTAGTTGAATTTAATATTCAAGATGAAACAGTAGAATTAAATAAAGAACAAGGAGAATAATATGGGTTTATTAAATGAGTTAGGAATTGACAAAGAAGTGTACGAAGAAGCAAGTGAAAGTACAGTTGGTGAAGGATTTAGTTTATTAGAATCTGGTGTGTATGATGGTGAAATTAAAAATGTGATTATTTATAAAAATCCATATTTTGATGCTACTATGTTAAGAGTAGAGATTGATGTTGATGGTAGAATTTTATCATTTAGAAAAGATGTTGGTAAATTACTTCAATCTGGGGAACCAAATAAAGGGTTTGTTAGTAGACTGAAGTCTATTGCAAAAGCAACAAATGTTGATATTAACGATATGACTATTGGGAAAGACATTCAATTTAAAATGTTTGGTAAAGATGTTGATGGTAAGCAAATCAATGGTGTTAATGGTAAGAAAGTAAAAGTTCTTGTTAGAAAATCACTTGATACTGATAGACCTGAAGATGATCAATATAGAGAAAGCAATGATATCGAAGGTATTACTTGGGCAGGTTCTGAAGATATTGAAAAATTCACAGCAAAAGTTGAAAAACACAATGGTATATTTAAATGGAAATCTGGATATAAACCTAAAAAAACAAGCGCTGAACCAACTGAAGATCAAAAAAAAGCTGTTGAAGATATGGACTTTTAATTGAAACTACTTAAAGAATTTACAGTACCAATGATGATGCATAAGAACCAAATCTGCTCTATCAATATGTGGAGCAGACTTCATTGGTCTGTTAAATCAAAATTGAAAAATGAGTATAAAACATTACTTAAAGATTGGTTCTTAGATGAAGATGACAAGCTTCCTAAAGAAATACACTTTGATATACAACCTATCTATAAAGATAAACGTAGAAGAGATGCTATAAATGTTGCTTTAATGCACAAAACACTTGAAGACAGCATAGTTGAACTTGGTTCTTTAGAAGATGATAATCAAACTTCAGTAACTATACATCAAATGCGAGTTGATAAAACATTAAATCAACATGTTTTAAAAATTAAGATATTTGAGAGGTAACATTATGTTTGAAAAATTTTGTAGTTTATTTGTTTATTCTAACAATGATATAAAAAATGAATATAAAGAAAAACTAAGAGAATTAGATATTATATTCAACAGAAGAATAATTATATTGATTTCAGCAACGGAACATCATAGATTTAATGATTTACAAATAGAAAAAGAAATAATGGATTATTTATTGGAATTAGGTGATATTGCTTACAAAATAAGTATATATTGTCTTACTGATGGAATAGTATTAGATTTGGATAGTTTTATAAAATTAACAAAAGATAAAATAAATCTTATAAAACATAATGAAACTAACTCTTTTATTATTCATGAATTATTTCATATACTAACTATTTTGCAAACATATAATTCAATACAATATAAATTTGAAAAAAAAAGGAATTAAATGACATTAACAGATGAACAATCTGCTTTTGTTGACTTCACTCTTGGTTTTATAAAGAAAAAACAACCACAATGGATACTTGTTAATGCTCTTGCAGGAGTAGGGAAATCAAGTACATTATGTGAACTTTCACATAAAATAGAGAACCAAGATGATAAGATTAAAATTAAATATGTAGTGTTTAATAAATCTATGCAACAAGAAGCAGAACAAAAAGGATTTTCAGAAAATACAGATATAAGCACTATAAATTCATTTGCTTTTCAACAAGTTAGAAAATTTAAAAAATTAGATCTAACTATTAATTACGATATCAAGTTGATTAAATCTTTATTAAAAGAAAATGTTAGCGAAGCAAATATTTATAAGGCTACTTTATTGTTGGAAGATTTTTTTAAATCAGGAGATTTGAAAATTGATAAATTTTATTCAAAAATAGAAATACCAGACAATACAGAAAATATAGACTTTGGTTCTATAATGAAAAATATATTTCAATTAATGCACACAGATAAAATTAAGCAATCACATGGATACTATATGAAACTTTTTCACAAATTAGTAATAGATGGTCATATTTCGTTAAAAGATGAATATGATGTAATTATGGTGGATGAAGCACAAGATACATCAGAGGTATTCTATGATGCATTGAGAGCATTAGATATTCCTATTAAAATTGCTATCGGTGATAAGTACCAAAATGTGTATAACTTCATTGGTACTGTAAATATATTTGATGAACAATTAGAACCAAAAGTAGAATTTGGATTTACAAAATCATTTAGACTTACGGAAGAGATTGCATGGAAAGCAACAGAATTTATGCAAGAGTTCTTAGATGATAAATTTGAAATTAAAGGTCTTAACACTAATACAAATGATAACTCTATATTGTACTTATCAAGAAATAATGCAGCATTAATTAAACAAATGATTGAACTTATGAATGAAGGAAAAAAATTTAAATTACTTAGAGATTATAAGTCAATTTTTGGTACTTTAATCGCGTTAATGAATTCATCTGCAGGAAGATGGAAGTATATAGATAGTACCAAATATAAATGGATATTCAATGATTACAATACATTTACTGATTTAAACATAAAAGATGAAAATGGAAATCAAATTGGATTTTTAACATTTTTATTTAGAAAATATGTTGAATTAGGAAACACAGATGTTACATCGGCAATTAAACTTATTTGGGATATAGGACCATATGAATTATTTGAAGTATATAAACATGTTAAAGATAGTCTATATTACAAATCAAATATAACATTATCAACAATACATACAGCAAAAGGTTCAGAAGCAGGAACTATAATTTTATTAGAAGATATAAAAAAAATGAAAGATGAATTCATTAAAGATAAAAAGAAGTTAGAAAAAGAAGCTTTTTTAGCAAAACATAAACATGAATTATATTTGTATTATGTTGCGCAGACACGAGCAAAACACACAATTATAGGAGATTAAAATGATTAGTAATTTAAACATAATACTACAAGAATTAACAGGTGGTGGATATAGTGATTGGGATCAATTAGATGAATATATAGAAAACTATAAAATAGATCCATATGATATAGTTGAGGAAGCAAGACAATTTAATGAAAATCCAGATTTTAATGCTTTAATGTATACAACTTTATACATTGGTATGGAAAATATGAGAAGAAAAGTATTGGACACAATTAAAGAAGAAGAGTGGGATATTAGAGATGAAATTAAAGATTGGATTCAGAATGCTGAAAATAAAAACTTTGTAAATTATTTAGATAGTTTTATTGAGACACCAGTATTTAGAGATTATGATATGAGAGATTTAGATTACGATAATATGGTAGCTAAATTTATAGCAGATGTTTGGAAGGAGATAAAGTAATGGCAGATAATAAAGTATTAAAAGAAAGAGGTAGTTTATATGGAGATATAGGAGTAGTATCAATGATTAGTCAAAAAATGAAAAATGAATTTTATTTGGCTCTATCTTTAAATACAGAACCAAAATATGAAGATATTAATACAATTATCATGGAGTGCTCAGAAATGATCATACACAAACTTTCTCGTGTTGCAAGTGGTAATCCTTATTATATTGATAACATGCGAGACATAAGCAACTATGCTCAATTAGTTGTAAATAAATTATCTGAATTTGAAGGTGCGATAGATAGTGAGTGTAAAAAGTTTGAAATTAAAGGAAATACAAATGTATAAACAAGGCAGTATAGAGGATTGTATAGAGCAAATTAAAGAACCATGTAAATATAGAATACATAAGAACGATCGTGCTTTAGAATTGATTATAAGTACAAAAGATTATACATTATATTATGTTGGTTCTAAGAATATGTTATGTATAGAAAATAAAACTAAGTTTAAGTTCAATTTAGATGATACACTAACAAAAATGCCTAAATGGATTATGGAACTTTGGAAAAAATTAAAGGAAGATGATGAATAATGAACAATTATTAAAAGAACAATTTCAATTGCTTGAGAGAAATTTGAGCACCAAGAATGTACTTGAAGAGAAAATTTCTGAGCTTAAAGAGGAATTATCGTCCATAAATGATGATATTAGCCTTGCTAAGCAACAAATAATTGATTTAACACCAAATATATATAAATTTGAAACTAATCGTTATATAGTATCTAAACGCAAATATTCAAAAGTTATAATTGATAACTTAGAAGAAGTACCAAAAGAGTATGTTAGAACCAAAATAGAACCAGATAAGTCTAAGATTAAAAAAGATGGTAACATACCTGGTACTCACATTGAAGAAAATATATCTTTGGTACTAAAAGAGAAGTGAAAGTGTGATGAAAACAGTAATAATCTTATTTGCTCTTAAGTTAATATATAATAATATATGTTAAATAATTTTGTATAACCTGTCCAGGGTGGACACCTTTAAAAACTGTCCAGGGTGGACAGGTACAATTTATATACTTTTGTCAACTTTAAGTATGCTTTAAGCCTACATTTAGTATAATTTGGTATACAAAATAAAACAAAAGGATATGGACATGAACGAAAAAATTATGGTAAGAGTTGATAAAAATACATATGAACAATTAAAGATGCAAGCAGAAAAATTAGGTCTTAAATTGTCAACTTATTGCAGATTGGTTCTAAAGGAGAAAATAAATGAATAATTTTATTATTGAACAGTTAGAACCAAAGATGTTATTGAATAACATAGCAGAAGAAGTTGCAGGTATTATTGATATGGATTTAAATTCTTCAAAATTAAATAACATTACAGATTCTATTTTACAAAAAGGTCAAAAAGAACCGGTTATTGTTCATAACGGAGAATTACTTGATGGAAGACATAGATGTGAAGCATGCAGAAGATTAGGAATTAAAGTTATTGCTAAATCATTTGGTTCTAATGTTGATAGAGATAAACTTGTTGATGACATTACTATAGCAGAAATGATGAATAAAGGATTGTCTGCTACAGAAAAAACAATAATTGCATATGAAAGATATGTTGTTGGTAGAAAATATTCAAAAGCAAAAACTTCAAAAGAAGCAAATGTTAGAAGAGAGAATTTATCTAATTATGAGGAAATACTTAAAAGTGGTTATGCTAAAGAGATGAACTATATACAAACTTTAAAACAAGGAAACGCTGTTAGACTTCCAAGTGGAAAATATAGTAAGAGTATATCAACAATAAAAAATGCATTATTATCATTTGAAAAGGAACAAATAATGAATGAGAATAATTCAAAGCAAAATAATAAAATTGTAGATTATAGTACATTTTTTGCACAGTACGATTTTGAAGATAAAGTTGCAGATTTATTTTGGAACATTAAACAAAAATTAAATATAGAATCAGTTAATGATAGTTGCAAACTAATTCATACTTTAATGAATACTTTATATCAAGATAAATATGATTATGAAAATGAACTAACTGAAGAATCTATAAAAGATATTTGTTTGATAAATAAAATTATTAAATTAGATAATGAATTAAAATTGGATAAACTAAAAGAAGATGGAAAAGATTTCTAACACCCAACTCTCTGGTACTCTAAAAGGAAAATAAATGATATCATATTTTAGTGCAGATTTCTTAATCTATTTAGGTAGATGGTTATTATCAGGTGTTGTAATGCTACCATTTATTTGGTACTTAATTAAAATAGAATGTTGTAAAGGAAGGTACCAAGAGTATGTTCATTTAATTTTAGTTCAAATTATTGGATCTTTTATATTTTGGTACTTAGATCAATGGATATTCAAAGGATAGAGAAATGAATAAAACAATTAAAGATTTAGAAAAAATAGAAAACAAGTTAAAACAATATGAAGAATTAATTGAAGATTTAATTGAATTTGCTGATTGTTGTTTAGAAGAGTTAGAAAGCTTTGGTTCTGGTTATTTAGATGATAATGTAGAAGCGTTAAACAATATTGAGAAGCAATTTAAACAAATTAAAGAAGAAAAATAATGAATTATGTAGTAATATTATCAGATTCAGGTGACATTGAATTAATTAAAGTAAAAACTAAATATTTAGATGAATTAGTTGAAGAATTGGAATTTGAATATAAAATGTTTATGGTTATTGATGACTATAAATATATTAAAGATGATATGTTATGTTTAAATGTAACAGATATATATGGATGAGAAGAATGAGTTTATATACAATAATAAAAACAAATAAATTATTTAATATAGATGTTATGTGTATAAGTTCTTACAATAAATGTGAATCGTATTTGAAAAAAAATAAAAAGTAACAAAAAATATGGTCCATATAATTAATATTATCATAGAATAAAAGCAATAAAAAAAATATAAAATAACAATGGAGGAAAAATAATGAACAGACAAGAAATGATTAAAAATTTAAGAGATTTAGCTGATTGGCACGAAGAAGCAGAAAATGTTGAAGATGCTTTGATATTAATAGAAATAGCAGATACTTTGCAAAAAGAACCAAATCCTATCAAAGATATTGTTAAATTAAATGAAGAGAGATATGGATTAAGTTTTGATATGGATAAAGAAATTGAAAAACTTGAAGAAGAGTTAGATGAAATGAAAGAAGCTGCTAAAAATAATGATATTTATGAATTTATAGATGCTTGTAATGATATCAGAACAATAGCAATTGGTTCTATAAGAAAAGCAGGATATGATCCTATTTTAACTTTAAATGAAGTTGTTAAAGAAATTTCATCAAGAGAACAAGATCCAGAACAACATTATAGATGGTATCTTGATAATGATAGACAACACGGTGAAAAATGGAAAAAAAACAAGTCACAAGATCCAAAAACATTATATAAAGCAGATTTTGAAAAGGCGAGAATTAAATGAACACAACAGATTTATTAACAAAAGTTCAGATACCTATAACATACGAAAGGTATGTTAATATGCGTGCTACTTTATTTTCTTCTGGATTTGAAATAGATGAGATAATGCAAATAATGTCAAAATATAGAATTATTAATAAAAAGGAAAAAAGAGAATGAATGTTTTAAAATCAATAGTGATAACTATATTGTTAGTGATGATGCTTATAGTGTCATTTTATTTATCATATTTTTTACTTATCATAGGGGCTATAGGATTAATCTTCTTTGGTTCTTTAGTATATTTAGATGATGAAGATAATGATGATAAATTCAGAATGGCAGATGGAATGAGTTACAAGCCGTAACTCTATTTCATTAACCAATAAATAAAATCATCTGCATTTGATATATTCATCTGTGGATGAGATATTAATTCATCTTTATATATTTTTTCAAATACATTAGAACCAAAGATATTTAATTTATTAACATCAACACCAAATAAATGAGATTGAGTTAGATCTGCAAATAATTGCATACTTGATGATACTGGTTTTGTTTTTAGTAAATTCCAAATAACCTTTTGAGCTTTAATAGCAAATGCTGGGAATGGAGATATAAATGTATCTGATAAAAATTGTATCTCTTTAGGCATATTAGGTCTATAATCTATAAATGTGTCCATAGCTTGTTGTACTGCTTCTGTATCATTAATACCTTTATTTCTTAAATGTTGGTATAGAATTATCCTTGGTACTGTATCTGTCCATTGCATAAATGCTGTACCTGCTTTTGTCACTTCAGAACCAGGTGAATAAAATAGATTAGATAAATATTGTGCAACATCTTCATCTTTTCTTGTTTTCTTCATTGAATCTGCTATATCTTTTAACGATTGTTTTAGCATTCCTGTCTCGCCCATATTTGCTAATTTTACCATTAACCCATCAATTCCACCATTACCACTTTTCATAAACTTCTTAACTATCTCCCCAAATGCATTCAATTCTTCACTATTAGCTTTGTTTACAAATTTTTTAATTATATTTTTTACATCATTATGAAGACCTGTAATAGTGTCAAAATCTTTTAAAATAACATCAGTAGATAATGATTGTTGAAATCCATTAAAATAAGCAAAATTATATTTATGGTTCTCTAATTGTTTTTTTATGTTATCTCTGATTTTAACATATCTTTTCTCTTCAGGATACCCCCAAACATTTATGTTTGCTTGAATTAATTTACCATGTAAATCTTGTAATTCTTTTAAACCTTTGCTTGCTTTTGTTGTTTCTTTAATTATAGAACCAAGTGGTATGCCTTTTGTTAATAGAAGTAAATTATTTGAAGTATAGTCAAATAAAAGTTTTTTAGGGGCCTGAATTATCATACCTATTTTTGACATAAGAACTAATTTTTGAAGCACTCTTAAAGCATTATTCATAGTTTTATGTTTTTTATCAAATCTTACTTTATTGAAGCCCATTAGCCATGGCTCTACATCAATTCTTACCAAGTCTACCTTATCTGAAAAACCACCTATATTTGATTTATTTTCAACTTTTTTATATTTTCTTTTTATTTTATCTGGTAGATCTTCAAATTTTGTGTTGTCATCTAATTTTAAGAACCAAGGATGTTTATCATCCTTGATCATACTTTCGATTTCAGACATATTTCCAACATTTACTTTATATGAGTTGTTTTTTAATAAATCATCTCTTATAAATTGAGTATCGAGCATAAATTTGTATCTACTAAAACTTCTATATAAGGTATGTGCTGGATTTTTAACTAATCCTAATTTTTCTTTTTCTTCTGTTGTTAATGTTAATACATACAATGTTTGTGATTTGTTGCCCATAGGCATTTGAGAAACTGGTGTCATATCAAATTTATTTTTCATTTCTTCACTAATAACTATATGATTGTGCATATAGTATGTGTTGGTACCAAGTCCTTCTACTTTTTGAATATCAGCTTTTCTGTATTTTATTCCTAAACTGTTTTTTGTTGGTTCTCTAAGTACTTGCCATTCTTTTGTATCAAGTTTTTTAAATTCTTCATATGTTAGTGGATATTTTTCATAGTTATGTTCATATACATCTGTTATTAAGTTCATATCCATATAATTGTCATCACCTGTTTTTCTGAATAATTCATTGCTTAAAGTTTCAATTGATTTTGCTGTTGCTAATAATTCAGATTTTATGATAGGAAATTTATTTAATTTTTTCATTATATCTTGTAAATTAGGCACATGTGATAATGCTTGTAATGTTGCTATTTGTTTAATATGTAATTTCTTTTCATCAGTAAATGTTGATAATGATTGATTAAGTATTTGAGTTTTGCCAACTAATTTACCTGTAATAAAATAATCTCCATATTGTTTTCCTAACTCAATTATTGTTGGATCTGTAGTTATAGAACCAATTAGTGATAATGGATCTTTAGTTTTTATATCATCAAGTAAATGCTCACTACCTTTTTGCATAAATGAAAATATTCCACTTCTTGCAAATATTTTATCTAAATCTTCTATTTCTTCAGTTGTAAAATTATTTTTTAATTTTTCGTCTAAATCACCTACTTGTGTATCATCTATCTTAGTTCTTTCTTTACTATATTCATCGTAGAGTGTTAATAATCTGCTTTTTCTTGTATTGTCGTCTGCGTTTTTAAAGTTATTTAAATAGTGTCTAACTTGTTGAAATAATTGTGAATCTGATAAGTCTTTTAAATATGATTTTGTTGACTTATAAGCGCTTATACTTTCTTCAAGTTTATCATCTAATTTATCTACTTTTTCAAGCACTACATCTTTTAACCTAATCATTGGAGCAGATTTGATTATATCTGCTGTATAATTATTTATTCTTTCCATAGACTCATTTATAGGATCTGGGAAAGATACATATTTGTCTACATATTTATATTTAAACTTATTTTCTAAAGTACATTCACTCATTTGATCCTCCTTCGATTAATTTTTGCATATTGAAGTATCTTCATTGATTTTATCAATAACTTCTTGAGCAGTATGTGTTTTTGCAAATTCGTGCAAATTATCTACATGTTTATCTATTTCTTCTTCACTTAGTTCTGATTTGTTATTTATATTATTGTGTATAGTGTTAAGTGTATGTAAATATAATAATTTGTGTGCAAGCCCTTTTACTTGATCATAATTTGGATCTTTATTTTGATTTATTGACATATTTGATTCTGAATTAAATTTAATCACTTTATTTGGCTCAACAAACATATATTTTTTTAACTCTTCAATTGCTTTTTTATTATCATAAAATCCATTTCCATTCTCGTTTAAATATTTTACAATTTTATCTAAATTTTGTAATTTATTTAAATCAATACCATTTTTATCGCTTGCTTCAGTTTGGTCACCAAGAATATTTTTAATTATGTCAGATATTTTGTTTTGTTCTGAATTTAAAATATTTTGATATGCTTCTAATGTTTTTTTATGAAGTATTTTTCTAAATCCTCTATTTGGTTCTTTGGATGTTTCTTGCTCAACTTCATGTGTATATTCAATAAGTGGATCTCCAAATACTTTACCACTCATTTGCATAAATTTTTTAGGATCTGTTTCTAATTTCTCTTTATGTTGTTCAATTAATTTATCTCTATTATTTTTAATTTTTAAATATAATTCTGCTTCTTCTTTAGATTCAAATCCTTGGTTCTCAAAATCTTCCACATTTGGTTCTGAAGTTAAAATTTTCTTTATTTCATTTTTAATCTGATTGTTATATCCTTCAGCTAATTCTTTTCTTTTTTTATTAAATATTTCTTTTTTAACAAAATCTTTAAATTCATTTTTAAAATAATTATTGTTACCAGATTTCATATCTTTATTTTTTACAAATTCTTGAAACGCTTCTTCAATTTCTTTTGCATTTTTTGCATACTTATCAGCTTCTACCCATTTCTTTTCTGCTTTTTCAAATATGGTATGTTCTATAAATTTAGATAGTCTCGAATCTATCTCTTCCATTCTTTTTTTTGTATATTCGTTTGCTTCGTTGTAAGCATCACTATTTTTTTTATATGGATTTTCATCATTATATTCTTTTTTTAATTTTGAATATAATCTACTATATCTCATTTTATTTATATTTAACATAAAAGAACCAAAAGAAATTACTTGTTTATCATATTTATTGTTTAATTCAAATAACGCTTGATTATATATTTCTTTAAATCTATGTGCTAATTTTGGGTTTATAATTACTGCATCATGAATTGTTAATGTATTTGATTTTTGAAATTCTGGATCATTTTTAAGTTCTTCTTCAAATCTAACCATTGCTAAATGTAGTGCCTGTGCATCATATGCATGTATCAATGATACTGCCCAAGTAGGTAAATTTGGTATATCTTTAAGTATTGTTGTCTCAGTTTTTGAATCCCACACATTTACTTGTTTTGTTAAATGAAGATAGTTTTTTGAATTATTAAATCTATTATCATCATACATATATTCTAATTTATTTATATCTATATCTTCGTTTGAAGTTAATAAGTTTATATCTGCAACTTTATATATTTGCTTATCATCACTATACACTTCTTTTAAATCTTTCCAAGTTTCTTGCATTAAATCATTATCTTCTTCAAATATTCCTGCTGTAAATTCATTATATGTTGTATATGCTAATACATTACCTATTGATTCTTTTAATATATTTTGAATATCTTCCTCAACTTTAGGTTTAACTAATAATTCAGATAATTTGTCTTTTGTTAAATTTTCAATATTTAAATATTGTTTTATATCTGTATTGTTAAATATTTTATGTTCTTTAAAACTCGCATTAATCAAATTTAAAAAATCTTGAAATAATTCTGGATTTTTATACCATAATTTTTTCATGTCATCATACATAGGTTTTGCAACATTTTCTTTTGCTGCTGCAGTAGGAGCCATGTTATATGCACCAATAATCATTGTTGGATATTTTGCTAAGTCCCTTTTACTTATACCTAATTTATTACTATATTCATTCCATATTTGTTGTGCTAACAGTACATTTTCTTTAGATATTTCACTTATGCCTTTATCTGTTTTTCTTTTATGTTTTTCAGGTATTTTTTGGACACCACTAAGATTAATAACTTTATTTCCAATGTTGTCAAATTTATTTGTAGTTTTCTCTTTGGTACTTTTTAAATTGAACATATTATCCATTTTTTCCATAATAAGTTCATATGGACCTGCTAAATATCCACCAGGTTGTCCTTCTGTTGATTTATCTATATATTTGTTTTTTCTTGGTATAGTACCAAATCTATACAATACTTCTTCTGCTTTTTTAGAGCCAGAGTTGTGTGCTTGCATAATTTTAATCATAATACCTGATGAATTTGCATCAAGTTCTGGTGCAGTTTTTGTTTTAAATACACCTGTTTCTTTATATTTATTATACTCTCTTGCAAATTTAAGCATCTGAATCATTTTTATTGATGTTAATTTACTCATATATTTTTCTCTTGTTTGAGTATTTATTTTATCGTTAGCCATCATAAGTTCGATTTCAGTTCTTATACTATTAATATTGTTTATGTCTAATTTCTTATTGTCTAATCCTATCATTGCTGATAAAGAGCCAAATAAATAATATTCAAATGAACCTTCTTCAAATTGTTCTGGAAGAGATTCAAGATTTTTATCAATAAATGCTTTAATAAATTTATTTTCAGAACCTTTTACATCAAGTACTTCATGTAACAAATGAGTAAATACATAAGCTGCTTCTATTGTTAATTTATTATTTTTGTCTAATAAGTTTATTTCAACACCATCTTTTGTGACATTTGTGAATTTTCTTGTAAAATGCTTATCAGTTTCAGGATTAAAGCTTATTTCTGTTAAATATGTTCTTGCATTCCTACCTCTAAATTTTCCTATGAAAAATTCATTATTCAATGTGTCATTTTCAAAATCAAATTTTTTTTCTTTTTCTTTTTCAAATTCTTCTATCTCATCAACAAATGCTGATACCATCTGGAGGAAGTTATCTAATTTGGTTCTATCAGACCCAGATTTTGACTCAATTTCGCTTAATGTTAAATTAGTTACTTCATAATTTTCAAGACCTAAAAATTCTTTAACACCAGAATTATTTATAAACGTAAAGTAATTAAATTCTCCTTCTTTTTGCTTTATATCATACAAATCTCTTACGAATGGAGTCAATGTTTGTAATAAATCCTCATCTATATAATATGCTTTTTTTTCAATTTGATTTACAGCTTGTTCAATTATTCCTGTAAGTGCCATATCTGATTCTTTTTTTAATTTTTCTTCCGTTGATATACCATCTACATTATCATCTTCCATAATTGAGTGTTTTCTCATGTGTGTAATATTTTGTGGAATAATTATTTTGTTTATTTTTGAAAAATATTTAAGTGTTATTTTGTTTTGAAGATATTGCTTTTGTTCATCTGAAAGTTCGTTATATTTTACATTTTCATCATCTGTTTTAATATATTCAATTTGTGTTCGTCCTCCAAAATCATTTTGTATAGTTGCTGTGTTAATAAGTGAATCTAATTTATTTATATCATCTTTAACACTATTTGGTTCTAAAATGGATTTAATGAATAATGGTGAAAATTTGTTGTTATCAAGCATAAACACTTTTTTTACTTTTATCGTATTTGAATGTTCATAATCTTCACCCAAATATTTATCTGTATCATGTTCTTGCCTTGCTTGACTTAATGCTATTCTATATTCTGGTTCTGAGGATTCTTTAATTTTTATATATCCAGCGTCAGATAATTTATTTAAAATTTCAGTACCAATTTTTATAAATTTCTCATCTCCAATATTTTCAGGTTTTTTACCATACGACTGAAAAAGCAATTTACCTATAACTTTTGCATATTGATTAAAGTTCAGATGGTACATACCTGTTTCTTTATCTTTTATTTTCTCTCTAACACTTGCTTTTATATTTTTCGTAACAACATTGTGTACTTCACTTATAGTACCGAATAGTTGATGCACTGCTATCGAAAGCAATCTTGGATCCGATCCATTAAGTTGTTTTAATAATTCACTTACATCTTTTCCATAATCTTCGCTATATTCGATTTTTTGTTCTTGAAGTAATTCTTTATTAAAAATACCATTAACAATTTTTCTTAAGGTTGACATTTTAATTTGAGAAAACGTTGATTCTATACCATCCCAATGTTCTTTCAGTTGTTCATCTGAATACTTTTTGTTGAAAAAACCATTCATTATTCCAATTAATTCTTTATTTGTTATTTTCCTTGGATCTGAAGAGGTACCTTTGTATCTATCTTCAAATTTTATATCTTTCATTTGTGAAAGTAAATTACTAACTATATCTACACAAGTGCTCATTTATTTTCTCCTTCATATTCCACAGATTTCTTCTGCTGTTTTTCTATCTTCTTCACTTAATTCATTATTTGTATTTGAAATATAAGCAAATAAACTTCTTTTGTTTAAATCTTTCATTTGTTGCGTAAGTATATCAACTTTTTCATTATCTTTGTTATATTTCTCGATAAACTTTCTAAGCTCATCTATTTGGTTCTGCAATTCAACTTCTAAACCTGTTTGTGCTAACAACTCATCTAAACTTCCAACTTCATTAGAATTTATATATTCTGTAAGCTTTTTGTAGTCTAAATCATTATTTTTGAAGTATTTCTTAAAATCATCAACGAATCTGATTGTTTCTCTAATTGCAGAATTTTCATTCTTCATTTGAGATTTTATATTTTCCTTAACTTGACTATCTTCAAAATTCTTTATTTTTGATTTTAATTCATTTATTTTACCTTCTAATGCTTTTCTTTTTTTATCATTTTCTTCTTCTTTAGCTTTATCTTCTAATGCATTTATTGCTTTATAAAGTTCATCTACATCTGGTTCTCCAGAATATAGTGATGTTTCTATATAAGCTATAATACTATTAGGTTTTTCTTTTGTAAAATCAATGCTTACACTTGATTTGCCTAATGCATCTAACATAGCAGAACTTAATAGTGCTTTTCCTCTTTCTCTATTTCTTAGTTCTTTTGCTATTTCTCGTTTAATTTTTGATGGTATATCATCTTTACGTTCATTATATATTCTTTCTAAAGTACCAGTATCTAATTGTGGAAGTAATTCTTTTATTTTATTCACTTCAGAACCAAAAGGTAACTTTTTAGATTTATATTGATCTATTAAATCTGTTAATTCTTTTTCTTTGTTGTATTGTTCTTGTGGTTCTGATTCAATTTTATTATCATCAGTTATTTTTAAACTATCTTGAATTTTTTGAATTTCACTATTATTTATTTCATTTATCGAATCTTCTATAAGTTGTTTTTCTTCTTTTGTTAAATCAGCTAAAATTCCTGTTGACAATAAATTGTTTGATAAGTTTTTTTTGAATTCTTGTGTAAAATTTTTATTAGTTAATACATTTTTTGGCATTGATTGACTAATTATATCTTTTAGTATATTTTCAAAATGTAAATCTGACTCAATGTCTATTTTTTTGTTTGCAGTATCTTCAGATAGTTTTTTTATTTTATCAAATAAATTAAACGATATATTTTTATCTTTGTTATATATTTTATCAGTTAATTTTGTTTGTATATTTGTTTGTATATTTTTAGCAATGCCATCATACATTTGTTTTTTAGCAGCATTTTCTTTAGGTGATACTGTTTTTTTAATCTTTGGTGCTCCAATGTTATATTGCTCTGCTGTTTTTAATATTTGAATGGTTTTGTGTGATTTGTCTAATTCATCTTTTAAATTTACTCTAATCCTACCATTTATGTATTGTTTTAATTTTCCTAATGCCTCATTTCCTTTAATTGTAGTACCAAATATATCTGATAATATACTTGCATTTACTCTTCTCATTGAACTTTTGACACGTTCATCTTGAGTGTTTTCTTGCACAGATGTTATCAGTTTCATAATATTGTTGAATTTTGTTGAATCTTCAGTTTTAGTTATATATTCAATTATATGTTCTATTGCTTGTTGATCATCAATCTCATTTGGTACTATATTTGCTAAATTAGAATCTATATTAGGTATTTGTTTTCTTATTTCTGCAAGTAATTCTTTGTTTTTGCTTAGTTCATTTGTTAATGTATTTCCTGTTAATGTTGCATTATTAAAAGTCAGATTCATAAGTTCAGGTGACTTTGTTAAATCCACCATTATTTGGCTAAGCATTTTTGTTGAGAAATGTTTCATATATTCTGATTTTCTCAGATCATTTTTAGACGTACCTTCAATATCAGAAATATTTACTTTATAATGTTTGATTAGATTTTCAACAACTGAATCAACATCTCCATTTTGGAGTGATTTTATCATTGATTCTTGTTCTTTGTACGTTGTACCGATTTGTTCTGTTGAGAATTTAAGATTTTCAGCTAACTGATTTCTCTCTTCCTCAGTCATAGATTGAATATGTCTTCTAAGTGTATCACTTTGGTACTCTTCTGTGTAAAACATACTATGCATAGTTTCACTAAAAGGCACCATTGCTTCACCTATAGCTCTATGAGATACCATTGTTGATCCCATCATGGCGCCAAATACTCCTGCTTCTATTGCATCAGGAAGTACTTTTTTGTATAAATCTTCATTTGACATATTTTTGTATTGTTCAGTACCAGATTTTTGTAGTAATTCGTGAGCAACTGTGTCTATGAATTCAGCAGGTCCTTCTTCTAATGCTCCTAACGCTACTATTCCAGCAGGTTTATATATTGCTCTTGTAATCGTTCTTCCATACGTTTGCTCATCTAATGCTTTAATTTTATCAAGAGGAATAATTTCTCCATCTTTTGACTTAGCAAAGAATTTTCCTTGTTTTAATACTGCATTTAAAGCACCCATTTGTATTGCTTGATTTACAAATTGACCCATAATTATAGCTGCTTTTTTTTCATTTCCGATATCTTGTCCATTATTATATTTTAAAGCCATATTTATATCATGATTGGCTTCAATAGCAGTAAGTCCAAGTATAGTATTTAACATATCATTTGAACTTCCTAAGGCTTTACCTACTTTTGCTATTTTCATAGCAGTACCGACATAAGCCAATGATCCTGCTATCAGTTCAGGTACAGCTTGAAAACTTTTAAATATATTTATAAAACCAGAACCTATATTTCCTCTGTTGAAGTCAGCAAACGCTTGATGTATTCCTTTGCTTGCGTTTTGAGCAGTAGTTGTATCTATACCCCAAATGTACCCACTTTGCTCATTTCTTCTATGAAGCATATTTGAAAATTGACCTAACATAGAATTAGCATTTTGTCTATCTGTGTAATTAACAACTGTCGAATCAAGAATTGTTGCTGCTGCACCAGAAAGTAAACTATCAACACCTGCAAGACCTGTTTTTACCAAATTCCAAGCAAATCCCATTGTGTCATGATATTTGTGAATACCTTTTTGGTATTTTTGATATTGAGTCATCATTTGAGCTGATTGAAATGATTTGTCAGCTTCAGCTACTTTATCTCCAAATTCCTCATGATATTTATCAAATAAATCTGTTTGGTATACTTCTGTGTGTCCAGAACCAAAAGATGGATCTACGTTTGAAGCTATTCCATTTTTCTTCAACAAATAATGAACTTTTTGTTCCACTTCTAAAGCATCTTTTCCTTGGTGTAATCCAATTACTCTGAATTTAATACCTTGATTTTTGTATCTCTGAAATACACCACCATCGTTAGCATAACCTACTTTCAACTCTTCAGAACCATCTGGTTTTTCAACCATAAGAACATATGTGAATGGATCTTTTTTATTTGGATCAAATACACTATCTTTAGCTTTTTCAAAGAAGTTTATTAAAAAGTTTTTTTCACTTGGATCTTTTATTTTTTGGAAATCGTCACTTTGTTCAATAGCGCTAACAATATCAGCTTTCTTCATGTTGTCAGTTATATAGTTGTCGTAATTTTGAGCAGCATCTGGGTTAAATAATGTTGCTTGTAGAACATCTATGTCATTTTTAATAATTTCTCTTCTTTCAGGATCTTGTTCATTTTCTAACAATATCTGTTTTGCTTTTACTTCTTTTGCAATCTGCTCAGTAATCATTTCTCTATTTGATGCTTTAGAATTTATATATGCTTGTGTAAATGAATTATTGTCTAAATTATTTTTATCTTCCTCTTTTTTATATAATGGATTTTTCCACATATTATAATCAAGATTTCCTTGCTCATCTCTTGAATTTAATTTAGATTCACTCTTTTGTCTTGTAATAAAAGAACCATCATCTAATTGTTGTAAATATGTGTTATTGTCTTGTGTTACCATTTTGTCGTCAGACGAATATGCTCTTTCTTCAATTAATTTTTCACCTAAAACAGAATCAGATATTTCATCCATTTTATTTGCCATTTTCTCTCTATCATCAACTTTTTTTACACCAGTTTTATATAACCCTTCAACCATTGCTTTATCAGGGTCAATATATTCTTTTTCATACTGTTCTAATAAACTATTTGTTGTTAAGTATTTGGTTCTGTATTTATCTTCATATGATCCCATTTTTTCAATCCTCCTTTATTTTTATTTCTTTTATTATATTTCTAATTTTACCTCTATCTGCCATATTAAATCTAAGGTTAGTTGTATCACCTTTTGATGCTAATTTTGCATTTAGCATAGCTGTTAAAAAGTCTGATTTTGCTTGTGGGTTATTCTTTATTTTATCCCATTTGTCTTTTAATGGTTTATCTAAAAAGTTTAATGCCAAACGATTTGAATTGTTTACAAATACTCTATCAAATGTGTCAGCAAAACCGTCTGTTGTACCAGCTTTGTTTACATACTCTATATATGTTTTTCCTGTATTTGGGTCTGTGAATATTTTTCTTTCTACTCCTGCAGTATTTGTTTTTGTAAATGCAGCTGTTACACCTTTTTTTGTTGCCCATATTTTATTATACTCTTCCTTTGCATTATCAACAAATTCATCTAATTTTTTACCTGTCTTACCAATTTTAGTACCAAGATTTATAAAATAATCATTCATCGCTTTTTCATCTGGAATAGATTTATTGTTTTTAAGCATATATTTTACATTTTTTTTAACAAGACTCATATATGCTTTATTTTGTGCATCTGGTTTATTTTTGAAATTTGCTTGTATTTTTTGTATATTTTGTTCAGTTGTTGGTGTTATTTTTAAAGCAACTGTATTTGAAGTTACATTTGTTATTTGATTCTGATTATCTAATCTATTAACACCTTTTTCGGTCCTAAATATTCCACCTTTAGTATTTTCATTTAAAACTTTTTTAAATAATGGAATATTTTTTATTATAACTTTACTTTTATCATTTTTATCATATTCTATGATATTATTTTTTTCTAAATAATCAAGATGATTATTTACTACCATTGATAAACTGTTTTCAGATCCAAGATTCAATTCTATTTTTTTATGCGGATAAAGTTCTCCTTTTTCTGAATACTCTCCAAATTTTATATCTCCATTTAGTAATGCTTTTTTATCATCAGAACTTAATCCTTTTGTTTTATGTATTATTGATTTTGCATCAAAAACACTTAAGTCATATTTTAACAAATTAGACACATTTTTTGCTTTTGCTCTCATCGTATTATATTCTTTAGAATCTTTATAAAATGGCATATTTTTTTCATGTACTTTTTTTTGTGCTTTTTCTACTGCGCTCTCTTTAACAACAACAGCATTTGGATTATCTGCTAATGATTGTGTTAAATCTCTAATTTGTGTTCTTATCAGTTTTGCTTGCTCTTTTGGTAACGACTTATCTATTTTCCAAGAATTTATTATTGTTGCGTACACATCTTTATTTATATCTCCTTTTGCATACATATCTGCAACTTCTTTTGCTGCATTTTGCATATCGGTTACAGAGCCAAATGTTGTTCTATATTTCCCTGTTTTTTGAGCATCTATTATATTATTTCTATCTATTTTTTCAGCTATATTTGGAAATTTTTCAGTAAGAAATTTATTTACATTATTAACACTCATTCCATTTTCATCTGCTGTTTTCAATAGATTTGATTTTAGTTGATTGTATTGTTCTGTTGTTTTTATTTCACCTATGTTTTTTAATGTGTCATTTAGTGTATTGTTTAGAACAAAATTTTCTTGATCTCTTTTATTTTTATCATATTTATCTTGTTCAGATCTTAACGCTTGTTTTTGTTGTATTTTTAATAATGTATTTAATTTACTTGCACTCTTTTCATCTTCATTTGTTGTCTTAGCTAATTCAGTTAATGCAGACATGTAATATGTTGAATGTTTTGGATCATTCTTTATTTGGTTCTGAACATATTTTTGAGCGTTTTCCCATCTATCAGATTGATTAAATAGATTTCCATTTCTTCCATTAATTATATCTATTAAATCACTTGTAGTTTTATCATATATTTTTTCTCCAACTTTAGAGTTTATGTATTTTTCCATATTGTATGTTTGTTTAGCCGCTGCATCTTTATCAGCGTATTGTCCCAATAGATCAACTTTTTGAGATGTTAATTCTTTTAGTTTGTTCTCGTAAGTATGTATATCAATTTCTCCATTATCCAATTGTGAATCTAAATTGCTTGTAGCTTTTTTATAATTTAATTCAAGTTTTAAATAATTACCTGCTTTTTGCTCTTTAAGATATTTATCATACTCTTGTTCTTGTTTTGCTTGCTCGTATCTTTGTTTATCTTCTTCATATTTAGTATCTTGGTTCATTCTATTTAAAGTAGAATTCATTGCTGTAAATACTTTAGATGCATCTAACTTTGTTACATTTGTAGAACCAACTGATATATTACTTGCTGGTGTGTTTATTATTGATTGTGGCATTTACATCCTTTATATAGTTTTATATTTTATTGTTAAAATAATTATACCATATAAGGGTGTAAAAATGTAGTGTTAATAAGAGGCTGTTATTTTTTTTCTAAGATTACTTACTCTTGAATATTCTGCTTTTGCCTCAGATAATTGTTCATTAAGTAATGATCTCTGAGCCTCAAGCATACCTCTCTGAGCTTTTGCTGTTTTCCTATTTTCAAGAAATCCTGCAATCCCAAGACCTAATTGTCCTGCTGCAATCCCAGTGTTTATTCCATCTTTATTTTGTTGAAACCAAGACTTTTCACTTGTGCCAATTAGGTTTCCATCTTTGTCTATTCCAGTAAATCCAGCTTTATATCCTTCTTCTGTTAATACAGGATTTCCTTTTGAATCAAGCATAGCATATTTATTCTGCATAGCATAATCCTTGTCCATTGAAAATGCTGTATTTCCGTTTGGAAGTTTAAATTGTTTTATTTGGTTTTGAGAATTATCTATATTTGTATTTATACCTTCTGTTAATCCAAAAACAGGTTTAACTTTTTCAGTTCCCTGTACATCTAAAACCTTAAAAATAGGAGCTGTACCATCATGCCCAGATGCTGTATATGTTATATTATTTCTTTGTTGAAATAATTTTTCCCATTCTTCCATGCAATCTCCTTTAAACTAAAGAACCAAGAGTTAACTTAATTCTTGAACTATATATTTGCTATCCTCATAAGGTCTGTCAATAGGACCTAAATCTTTGTCAATAATTCTATTAAATTTTTGAATTTTTGCTGATTTTAGTTTTTTAACGAATGGTCTCGGTATGTCAATTTTTGTGTTAAATGGAATTGACCAACTGTAAGTACCAGTTGCATTTACAATTGTTGAAACCATTGCTTCTCTTGTGTCTTCAGGATCGTTTTTAGTAACAATAACTTTAACCATATCTTTCATTTTTGCTGAGATGTTAACAAGTTTACCACTTCTTGTTGCCATGTTTTCAGCGTATGTTTTTAGCTTCGAAATAAGCACAGCTTTGTTATCACCCTTGTTTACATCGATATTTTTCTTTTTGCACTCTACTCTTAATTCATTAAAACTTAATTCTTCAATTGATTTGTTTTCCATATTTAATCCTTTTGGTTCATTTTATTTAAATCAAATTATATCATTTAATTTGAATAAAATGAAACAAAGAGAATAAATCTCTAAGATCATTTAAATGTCAATAAATAGACATAGGTTTTTTATTACGGCTTAGCTACTGTAGTCTCGATAATTGCAAGATGATCTGGTCTTGTGATTACAGTTGCGTATCTGAATTTGAATGCAATATAACCAACTTCACCAATTTTATTTCCACTATCGATCACATCTGGCCATCTTGTGTAAATCATCTGTTTAGTTTTACCTTGAAGACCAACTGTTGAAATAGCATCTTTAGCCATAACAATTGCAGGAAAAACATCATATTTCCAGTTATCATCATCATCTGGATCTTGAGATGCATAACAATAAGCAGAATCGTTATCACCTGTATCATCAACTTTATGTCCTTGATGAGACCAGTTACCTAATGTTTCACTATAAAGAATTCTGAATCTTCCAAGTCTACCAATCTCTTCTAAACCATCTAATTTAACTACATTTGTAGGATCAGAATAAGTTTCAACTGATTGAAAATCTGGATATAAATCTTCGTTAATTAAAGCACCATAATATTGAGCACCAACAATAATGTAGTAAGCACTTGGAATAGGTTTAGTACCAATTCTATTTTGACCACCAATTAATGAACTCATCTCTTTTGCTTTATTAACAATAAGTTTATTGTGTACAGCAATTGATAATGATGTTGTTAATGTATAATCTCTTGATTTACTATCATCAGTACCACCAACTTCATCTCTTGATGTAGCATCACCACCATATACTCTAAATTCAGCATTTAAAATATCTCTCATCATAAGGTCATTGTATGCAAGATTCATTTGCATTGTAACATCTTCAACAGCTAATGCTCTTACAGCATCTTCAGAATATGTTTCATCAGTTTCAGTTAATTGAACAATACCAGCATATTTCTTCATTTTTGTTTCAAATGTAGTTTTTCTGAAAGTACCAAGTTGGAAAATATCATCTTCAGTTTTTGCTGTTTCAGTGTTAAGTTGCATATTGTCAAGATTATCAGAAATTGTTTTAAGATCTCTCTCTGTGATATATCCACCTTTTACACCTGTATAATGACCATCTTTATCAATCACATCTCTATGAATTGACCAAAAATATGTACTAACTTTATAAGTTTCACCATGTCCTGTTTGCATCATATCTCTCATATTAGCGAATTTACTAAAGTTGAAAGTTTGATCGATTTTTCTTCTTGCGATTCTACTGTAGAAATTTTGTACTTGCGTACCTTGAGTAGAGTCACCAGAGTTAAAAACGTAAATAGCCATAAAAGCCTCCATTGTTTTAATATAGTTTGTTCAGTATATATCCAATTGACATATACACTGAATCAACCATACCCACAAAGGGTATAGAAATTAATCTACAGCAAACCCATAACCACCAGTTAGATTTTTGTAATATTCTTCAAACTCTTCATCACTCATGTTTATAGGATCTTTTTTTTCAGCTGGTCTTTTTTGCTTAGAACCTACTGCTGCTTTTCTTCTTTTTGTAGCTTTTTGTTTTGCTTTTGTTTGCACTTCCTTAACCTTTTCTTCTTTTTGGTTCTCCAGTGATTTAACATATTCGTCGTATGATTCAACAAGCATACTAAAACTATCTTTCCCTGCACCAAGTAATTTTTTCTTTGTGTACGAAGGTAATATTTGTTCAAGCATTCCTGATTTAGTTAATTCAGCAATGAATTGCAAATTGTTTACATTATCGAAAACTGATTTCCTACTCTGCTCATCAAACTCTTTCATAACAAGATTATTAAACTTTGTATCAACCTCAGGGTTCTGTTTTAAATCACTCAAAATAGCTTTCGCTTCAATATAGTTCATATCAGCTTTAACTTCTTCAGGTCTATAATTGTCGATATCTTCATCTTCAATATCTAAGTCGTAAGGATCAACACCTGATTTTTTCAACAACTTAGCTAATGCTTTTTGATCACCTTTTTTTGCTGCAGCCAATAAGTATAGATCTTCTTGTTCAACACCTTGATCTTTGAGTCCTTCAATAACAGAAATATCATCTTTGTATTGATCAAATTTAAATTTATCTTTTAATGCGTTTTGAGCTATTGTTTTCAACTCATCAGTGTTGTTGACTTTAAGTTTTGTGTTACCAATATCAAATTCCATTGAACTATCAACATCATTATTTGTTTCAACTATTTCAACATCTGAATCTTCGCCCTCATATTCAATATCCTCTTCAGACTCATCTTCTTCAGATTCGTTATCGTAAACTTCAACCGAATCATCAAATTCTTCTTCATCTGTAGAACTGCTTGGTTCTTCTATAGAGTTTTCAGGATTTTCATAATCTCCATCTTCAAGATCAGGCATAGAATCTACTTCTTCTGCACCTGAAATTGCTTTGTCTAAATTATCTAAATCTATCATTTATTATCCTTCAAGAATTTCTTGAACTCTAACCACATCTGTATCCCTAATCATTTGAAGTTCTTTTTTAAGTTGACTTCTCCATACTAATTGTTCAAATAATTGACCTCTCTCTTCAACACTAAATGCTAATTGATCACTGTGAGCAGTAACCATATCTTCACAAATATACTTAATAATTAATTTAAAATCTTTGTTTTTATCAAGCTTAGCTAATGCGTCAACTAATTTTAATTGTAGTGCCGCTGCTTCTTTAGCTTCTTCAGTTCCGTAGTTTGCGATAAATTCTTGTTCTTCTTGTCTTAATGTTGCCATGTCATTTTCCTTTTATTTTTTTTGTAACAAATTTTACTCAAATTCCATAATAAAGTCAAATCAAACATTAAATTGTTTGATTCTGAACATCCATCATACCTACAGGTTGTGGATTTTGTGTTGGGATTCCAACATTGTTAGACATAGTACCTTTATCCTTTAATCTTGCTTGTTCTCTTAATTTTTCCATTTCCATTTGATGTTTAACCTCCATCTCTTTCATTTTTTGTTGATAATCAATTCCGTATTTAGATTGAATAGTGCCAGTAGATGTAGCAGTAGCTTTTGCATCAGCTTCTTTAGCTTTTGCAGATTTAAGTTGAGCATCTGCTTGTCCTTCCATTTGCATAAGTTGTAATTCAAGTTGTGCTTTTTGTAACTCAATTTGTTTTAATTGTTCTTCATATGGATCTGGTTGTGGTTGATAGTCAATTATTTGTTTGGCAAGATTAGGCATTTTTTTTAGCTTTGCTATTTCTGCCATCATTAACTTTGTTATATCAAAAGGGATTGTATTTCCAAGTGTTTGCATAAGCATTGTCATTTCGCTTGCTTTAATCTCATCTGTTTGTTGAGTAGATATGTCTATGTCAAAGTCATCAGCGTAATTAACAATTAATTCTTTCTCTGGTTCTACATATTGCATACCAGTTATATTCATTATTTCTTCAGGTTCCAATAATTCATACATATATATAAGCCATTTCATAAGCATTGGTTTTATCAGATTCTCAGCTATATTGTTAACAACATCTAATTCTTTTAACATTAAAGAACTTAATTGTCCTGTTTTTGAAGCTTGAGAACCATATATTGCTTGCGCACCTTGACCACCTTGCATTGGTATTACACCACTTAGAAGTTGTTTGTCATAATCAACATCCTGAATAACCTTGAAAATTTCGCTTGGAATTCTGTTATAGTTACCTTGATAAAATGCTGTTGGGCTCAAATTGAATTCAAAGCTTTCGCCGTTTAGAAATCTTTTCATATTTATTGGATCTAAGTTTCCTTTTTGAACACCTTTTTGTGTATTGTTTGATTGAGCTAAATCATCAAATATTCCTCTCATTAACCCTGTTTTAATTCTTTGGTGTTCACTTATCATCTCAGTTAATGCCTTACCCCAAAGCGTATGTGGTTCTTTTATGAATTGTAGTACCAAGAATGGGATTTTTTGATCTGGATATGGATTTTCTTCTAATCTAACTATTGTATCATCTATCCAACAACATACAACAGGTTTAACATCACCATTCTCTTCAAGTTTATTATATCCCCAATATTCATACATGTACATTTTTCTTCTATCAGTGTCTTCCATGTTGAATGATAATGTTGGATTTTTTTCCATAGTATATGGCTCTGTATAATTATCTTTATTTAAAGGATTTGTTGATCTTTTTTCAAGAATATCTAAATTCTTATATATTCCTGCTTCTTTAAGCTCATGTAACCGAACTTCTCTTCTTTGGACTATGTATTGCACTTCTTCCATAGTTGTTGCTGTAGGATCAATAAAAATGTTGTCTGCTTTAACTATTGATGCTGTAGGCTTGTTTACAATTGGCACTTCTTTATTTACAATTTGAGAACCAAGTTGTATTTGTTCACCACTATTTGGATCTTGCCCTACAATTGGTACTTCAATTTGTCTCATCTCACCATCATATTCCCAACCTGTTCTAACAACTAATGTTCCTTCAACAAGTAATGTATGTAATGCGTCAGTCATGAAATTATATCTATTGAATTTTTTAATATAAAAATAATTCATCAATGCTTCACTTTGTTGAGAAAATTCTACATTTCCAGAACCAAGTTGTGGTGCTAATCTTACAATCGTATCGTTTGACACAAATGGATGTTTGTATTGTGCTTTTGCCCATTCAACTTGTTTAAATACTTCTTTTGATACAAATGTTGATCCTTTTACTTTTGTGTACTGAACATCACCTTTATATATATTTATCATGTTTGACACATATTCATTTTGTACTGTTTTTACAGGTTGCGCCTCTTCTAAATCTTTTTTGTATAGTTCGAGAATTTTTCTATCTGTCATCATTGTTGTGTTTTCCTTATATTTTATTTTCATCATATTTATTGCCTAATTGTACCAAAAAGTCAAAACATTGTTTATTGTGTGTATACTAATTCAACAGCTGAAAAAGCATCCATTTCATACATGTGATCGTATGCGTACTGCATACTCATTGGATCACTGTAAAGCATTGAGTATTCTATATCAAATTTTACTGGAAGTAGACTAATTGAATTTTTAAACATTTCAGTAAGAGAATCTTCAATTTCTTTTGCTTTTTCTTCTATTTTTCTGTTCTCATTTTCAATATTTTCTAATTTTTTATTTTCTTTCTTATTAAGGTACCTAAAGTAATATTTTGATCCTTTATTTACATAATTAAGATAATCACTAAATTTTAGTGATTCTTCTGCTTGCATAGCATAACCTCTCTTAAAATTATCAATAAATGTGGAAAAATAATCCTCTACTCTCTGCATAATGCTTTGACTTGCAGCTGATGTTGTACTTACTGACGCTGATGCCATACTATTTGATGCAGCAGTTGATGAATCAACTCCAGCAGTAGAGGCAGTAGATGTGCTGTTTGCTGCATTCGCTCCAGCATTTGCTCCGTTTGCTGCTGTGCTTGCACCCCATGTAGCAACAGCGACTATTATTGCAGCTACAGCAGGATCTACACCAAACTCATTAACAAGCAACTCATATACAATCATACCACCTATTGCAATAGCGCAACCAACAGGTCCACCAGCTATACATGCTATAACAATAATTGTAGCCTTCATGTAAAATTGAAAAAACTCAGTTCTATACCACTTTGTAACAACTTCTTTTTCAGCATAAGCTATACTCTTCATTGTGTCATAGTATGCAACATAAAATTCATTTAATGGCATTCTTTTAAAAGCTTCGAGCGGTACCAAATACATTGGCCCTTCATCTGATTCAGTTTCTCCGTTGTTAACACCTGTGTCAACCTTACCTTCATTATTTAATTTATACGTTATATACATATCTGATTGTTCGCATTCTAATATTTTTGCGTACGTAAAACCATTAACAGACATACCTCTGTATATATTCGCTGTTTTTTCATTTGTATAATCTATAGACCAAAAATAATTAAATACTTGCACACCTGTATCAATAGATACGTTATGTTTATCTGTAGGAGAACCATATATGTATTTGTTGTAATTTGTTAGTGTTGGTGTAGAATTATCATTATATTTGCTTAGCGCTGCATACAAAACATCTTTAACCTCATCACTTTCTATATTTTCAGGTAACGTCATCCCTATATCTTGCAGCCAGTTTTTCAGCATTATAGAGTCATCATTTACCATATCACCATCTTTTTTAACAGGAACACTTAAAAAATGTGTTTCAAATTCCTTGTCAACAACATCATCATAGTAAAATGTTTCTATATTTCCTTTTGGAAAATTTGTTGATGTATATCCAACAGTAATAAGAACTGACTTGTCTATTGTCCATTCTACCCATATGTCATCATCATTATCATCTACATTTAGCATATGTACTTCAATAACATTGTTATCTTCGTCATACTTTCGTTCTATTGATTTGTCAACAATAATTGGTTTATACCATTTATCATCTTTTATATTATACGTTATATATTTTACTTTACTAACAACACTATTAAAATATGTCTTTTCAGTATATTGTATGTTTTCATCTTTTGTGTCATATTCTTCGCTTAACCATTTTGATATTTTCCAATCAATATAATCACCAGTCTCATATGCCAAATCTTCATCAGTAGGATCTTTGTATTCGTTTGTTCTTATCCAGAAATAATACATTTTTTCATTTTTATCATACTTTACATATCCATTAAGATTTTTATCATCATATGTGGAATACGTGTATCTAACAACATCATAATATAGATTATAGTTCATGTATTCATTTGTTAATTTTTTTGTTTTCCTTAATTCCCACTTATAATGTCTTGAAACAAGATATGGTATATTAACGTCAGAATCTAAATACTTGGTACTAATGTATAATTCTATTCTACTTTTTGTGAGTGTGTGTATAGAACCATTGTATTCAGTTATTAACCCCATTTTTTCTAATTTGTTTTTATTTGTATATTTTGCTTTATCAAGTATTAGTTTTTTTAATGTTTCGTAATTACTTCCTGTTTGATGTTTAAATGAAATCAATTTTTTTCTAAATATATGTTGATCATTAGGGAATAATGATTGAATTTGTATTTGTTTATATATATCATGTTTATCATACTTTGATAAAAAAGGATCAAACAATTCAAATACCCATTCAAAAACATCAGCAATAGCATTAACAACTCCACCCATATTAGTATCCTTTGCTTTTTGAGTAGTACCAAGTTGAAGTTTTTTTTCCTTTATTTGTAAATAAAACTTTAAATCCAATTAGTTTATTAAACTTAACTGCTTCAGAGTACCAATCTTTTGTTGTCACATAAACAACTTGCTTATATTTTATTGTTTCTTCAACTAATTTTTTTATTGTTTTTACAAAAGATATACTATTATTTTTTTGTAAATCTTTTGTAACAAAATAATGAAGATTGTTATTTATGTCTAATGTTATTGTACACACAATTTTATCTATTTTTTCATCTCTAACTATATAGTGTTCAGCCCATCTATTTGGAGCATTTCTCAACACTCTTAATACAGTTCCATCTTTAGAACCAATTATGTCTTGAGCTTCTAACTCATCTTTGTCCTTGTATTCTAAATTTGAACATATATCTAAGAAATATTTTGTATCGAGTGTTGATTCTATAATCATCTTAGTGTGTTCTTTATATCTTGGTATAACACACTTGTTTCATCATTTGTGATAATATCTGGTTTTTCTTCAAGCATACCTGATGCAAACATCATAGACCAGCTATCCATTTGTGTTTTAAATAAATCAGATCTTATTTTATCATCAAAACCTTGGATTTGTCTTTCTTTTAGTCTTGCATCATTATCGTATTGATTTGATTGTTTTTCTTTTAAAGGTGCATCCATAGCTAATTGTAATATAGTATTCATAAGATTTGTGTATGCAGCAGAATAATCTGTACCTTTTATTCTTCCTTTGTTAAATTGAGTCTCCAATTCGCCAAGAACTTTATTTGACAATGTGTCAAAAGCACTCGAAACTTGTCCCATATCATAAGCCATATTTTTCTCCTTAAAGTGTTATCAATATGTTTGATTGATGCTCTAATGCATCAAGATTTAACTTGTCTCCAAATGTTTTTATATGAAATAAACTATATTCAATTGTTTGATTTAATTCTGGCATAGTTATGCACATATTTATCAAACTTGGATCAAAAGCAGCATTATCGTCATCACAGTTCAACTCATAATCAAAATTTATCAGTCTATTTCCATCTTGATCTTTTTCAACTGACTTATATTCCATATATAATTTATCTGTATCGGAATTATACTCAAAAGTACTCATAATTGTTAAATTTTCTACAGAATAATCATAAGGTATGAAAGTTTTATCCGTAGATACAAGTGAGTCTATTGTTGTATTACCATCATCATCTTGATCATACTGTAATGCTTCTGCCCAAACAAACATTCCATACTGAGATCCAGATACTCCAAATGTTGCTCTGACACCAATTGTTTTAAACTTAAACGAATCGTCCTGTTGATCGTATTTATATCCAACAACCATCATTCCATTTTCATCTATATCTGGATTAATAACTTTGTACATTTCACTAACATATATTAATGATATTTTTGCATCATTATTTTTTGCTATAGTATCCAGTGTTGTGTATTCTATTTGGTTCTTAACTATAGGTATTGTATATGTTTTCCCTTTATAATTAACAGATTTGTACGACTGTATATTGTTATTTGTTGAGACTACAAAATCAGAATCAATATCTTCAAGAATTATTGCTGATTGCTCATTATTGTACACATATGGAAAAGATCCGTCTCTCTCAAAAGAACCAAATGAGATAATCTTGCTATTAAGATTATATATCAGTCCTTCATAACTTGATTTCAAACTCATTATTTACCTCCAAGTAAAAATATCTTTAATTTATTTAAAATACCTTTTTTATTCACATCTTGAATAACTATTTTATCATATCCAAATTTTTCAAATAAATCAATTATATCTTTGTCAGTTGTTGAGGCATCAAATTTTTTAGCCTCTTCATACAATTGTTTTATTTTATCTAAATCATCAGTTGAATCAATAAACAAATTACAAGCAACTCTAAATGCCTCTATTCTTCCTGAATAAGTACCAAGTGTTGATGTCCATTCATTATGTTTTTTAATTATTGATTTTGCTAATTCTTCAACAGGAATGTTTACAAATGAAGCCTCTACAATAATATCTTCATATTTTTTATTTATAGCACTTTGGTACTTCAATTCATATCTTTCGACATCAGCATCAGTCTTGTCTTTTCCTAATAAATATATTTTTACTTCATTTAGTTTATTTTTGCAAAATTGAATTAATCTTTTTTTGTATTTTTCTTTTTCAACGTTAATGTTCATAGGTTCTATGTATTCAGAAAATACATGATTTTCATATTTAAAATTTACACCTAATTGTAGCTTTTTAAATAGTTCATCTGGAAACTCAATTGCATCTTCTGGTATTCTACAATTAGGATTATCAATCAATTTAGTTCTATAGTATGTATAATCTTGCTCTCCACCTTCTTCACCAATAACTTTATTTTTATCTCTACTTTTAAAATAATAGTATTTTTCAGGCTCAGTACCAAATAGAGAAGAGTCTATCTCTTCTTTAGTTGATTTATCTTGTATTTTAAAACTTCCGTGAGCTTCTTCTGAGTACCAATTTTTGACTATGTTATTTTCGTCTAATGTTACATGTATTGTTTTCATTTGCCTTATTACCTTTAATTCATTAATTCTATAGCTAAACTATTATAAGATGTTCCACCATGGTCTTTTTCATCGTTGTCAGATTGGAAATAAATATCTATTTTATCTCCAGCATCACAAGATATAATTATAACTTTAAATCCACTTGATGCATAATTATCATGATCATTTCCTATTTGTCTAACATGAGAATCATGTATTTTGTCACCATTTTTTCTCACAAAGTATCTATATATATCAGAACTACTACTTCCAATAAATCCACCCCAAGTAACCTTATAGTCACCATCCCTTGGGCAAACAAACTCGTAATTATCAGTATCCCAAGAACCAGTATTATCAACATCTACTTTGTTAAATGGATATTTTTGATCTGTTTCTATGCTTGTGTGATCACTATAAACAGAACAGTAAACCCTATTAGCGCTTCTGTGTACTAAAGAACCAAAAACATACATTTCTTTATCATCTTGTATTCTCAACCACTCTTTATTTGAATCTTCAGGTTCCCTAATATATAAATGTTCCCCTTCAGCGTGTATAGCCACATTTACACCACTATCAGTGTCATTCATGAATGCTACACCTTTTCCATCTCTAAAATAAATATCCCTACCATAGAAAGAACCAGATTTTTGATTAGTCATATTTACTCTAACTTTTTCAGTCATATCATCATAGTGGTCTACATCACCCGGATCTGTGTCATCAGGTATAAAGTTTTTAAGTTTCCAACCATCTTCATAAGGATTGTGACCTAAATAGAATACAGATAAATCATTTTCTCCATCTGCATCATTAGATATTAAAATTTGAACAACAGCTCCATCATAAGTATCTTTTTCTTTAATTCTTATTTTATTAACAACTTGCTTATTATAGTATGCTTGTTGAAACACAGATATATTGTTAGAACCATCAACACCATACATATGAGTAACACCAAAATCAATTACTTGGTGGTGGCTTGATTTAACATCTAAAATCATAAATCTTGCCATACCTCTACCTTTATTTTTAGAGAATGTAGCAATACTATACCAACCTTTGTCTAAATCACTATCAGCTTTTATTTTAGTATCTGAGCCGTGTAGTTTGTCAAATCTATATGAAGTTGTTGATAAATGTAAGTTATTCCCACTATTACCTACTTCTACATAATTACCTTGAAACTTGATTTTAGATAATACATTCCCATCTTTATCTTGGTTCTCTAATCTACAATCAGTTGAAGCATTTGTTTTTGTGAATACAGCTTTACCACCATCATCACCTGCTCCAAATGTAACATCGTTTTCATTGATTTCAGTATAATAATCAGAACCTGAATTTATAGTTAATTTATTATCCATAATTTTAACAGCATTAGATATATCTGTAGAACCAGTGCCCATTACTATTGATGATTTAACGCTATCATCATTATCTCTAACTTCTAATCTACAATTTGCTTTATCTCCATCATCCTTATTTACATAAAAATAATAATTTTTTGCTTTTAGTTTAATTTCATTGTCGTGTAAAATCATACTATTATCATTACCATCTTGAATTGTTAGATCAGCTTTTATATTTGTATGATTTTCCATTGTAATTAAATTATCTGTTAGTCTAATTGAAGCTAAATTATTATCATCCTTATCTCTAAAACAAATATCAGAACCCGAACTATCATCAGTTTGATTTAAATACATATATGTTTTTTTATCGTCATCACTTCTCTTAGCCCACAACTTAATTTCATTTACTTGAATATCTATTTGATTGTCATCATCTTTCTTAACATATACACCAGATCCATCTGTTGATATATCTCCTTTTGAAACGATATTTTTATCAAAAAATGTGTTTACATCATCAATAACTATTTTATTTAAAACATTATCGTCATTGTCTCTGATAGTTATTTCGCCTCTTTTATCATCTTCACCATCATATTTATTAAACGTCATATAATAGTTTTTGCAATGAGCATCAATTGAGTTTTTATTTAAACTTAGATTTATGTTTTCATCTTGTGTGTTTACATGTACTGATTTTTTTACATCAAGATTATTATTTATTTGAGTTAAGTCGTTTTTCAAGTACATCACTGATAGTGTATTTCCATCACTATCTTTTAAAGATAGTTCTAAAATCTGATCATCATCTATTTGGTTCAACTGAGAATAATCACCGTTTGAATTCTTTAATCTGACTAAGTTGTTGATTATTTCAGTATTGTTATCACTGCTTGAATGTATCTTTAAACTTTTTTCAAATTCAGAATCTTCTTTACCTGTAAACTTATCATCAACCTCAACAGTTGATTTTAATGTTGTGGCACCATCAACAGATAATACATCTTTTAATGTTGTTGCTTTTTCAATATCAACTTCATCATTAAGTGTTGCCTTTCCATCAACATTTAAATCTGAACCTAAACTTGTGATACCATCTATAGATACGTCATCTCTGAATGATGAAGCTTTTTTAACTTCAAGTTCATCTTCAAGTGTTGTTTTCTCTGTAACACTAAGTTCTTTTTCAAGTGTTGTGTTATCAAGAATATCCAAAGTTCCATCTATTTTTGTTGATCCATAAACTCTTAAATCTTCATTCATAGTTACATTATCATCAACATCTAAAGTACCAGATAATGAAGAATCACCAGCAACATCAAGATCTTCCTCAAATGTTGCTTTTTTCTTAACCTTAAGTTCATCATCAACCTCAAGAGAATCTTGCAAGACTATATCTTTAAGGTCGTTTAATTCTTCTTCCTTTAAATCACTTAATTTAACCATTTATTCTTCTCCAATCTCCATTTTTATACAACAATGTTACACTTGCATTTTTTACATCAAGTTCAAGACCATCTTCGTCACCAAGAACTGTTTCATCGTCACCAGGTGCCACTGTGCACTTATTTGTATCAAAGTTCTCTTTATCATCCATGATTACCACTTTTGAATACTTAACAGGTTCTTTAGGAAGTGTTATTGTAATTTCCTTGTCTGTAGTATCAACAAGTATCGTTTGCCCTTCTTTGGCACTATAGTCATCGTCTATAGATATATATATACTATTTGTCCACTCAATTATATTGTCTATAACTGATTGTTTTAAGATAGGCTTATATTCATTTTTACCAAGATGTTTAAGGATTTCACCAGTATCACTATTTAAGTATACAGCATCTATAGGAAGTGTAAATGTAGATGACCTTGGATCTACTCCACCTATATAAAAGTTTTTACCCATTTTCTCTATGTTAGCCATATTAGTCCTTTAATTGAAAGTGTGGTGCATCAATACCTTTTGGTAAATTATATGTGATACCCCATTCAAGATTACAATTTAATCTTCTTGCTGATCTAAGCATAACTCGTCCAATTTCTAACCATTCAGCAGGATATTTTTTTATATCCCATAATATCTCCCCATTTTTGTATGGAGCTATATCAACAGCAGTACCAAGTTGATGTGCAGATTTTTTATTGTATCCGTCTAACTCAGTATACCCTTTCTCGAATAATTCAAATTGTCTTTCTACACTTCTTAAGCCCTCTACAACTGTAAAATCTTGCTCAGTTTCCTCTATAGCCATATGTACTATAGTTGCCAATTTATTATTTATACCTTCAAGTCTTGATAATGATGTTTTTCCTAATTTATATTTACCCATTGTTTTTACCTTGCGCTATATTTTTAAGTTCAACAAGCATATCTTTTTGAAATTGCATATCTGTTTCAATATGTTTTTCAAGTCCACCAGTTATTTTTGCTACAGACTTTTTAAAATCATCTCTAAAATCTTTTAAATCTTCATATATCATTGTTTGATTTTTATGTAAATTTTCCATCTTAGGTTCTATTATATCTTTTTTTACATATATTTTATCAGCTTCATGTTTTTTTAAATAATCAAACAACATTGTTTCTAATGTTTGTATTTTATCTGCCTTATTGCTCAACCTTATTTTTAAATCATGAAGTTCTCTTGAAGTAGTTTTTTCTATCTCATTTAATTTATCAAATCCATTCTCTATTTTTTCAGAAGTATGAACATTTGACTTTACAATATTAAGATATGCCTTTCCAAGAATACCACTAATTGTTGTTCCTGCGAGTACCAAGGATGTCCATTCTATTACACCCCATTCCATTATCTAACCTTATCAGCTTCAGTTTTTGAAGAGCCGAAATAGAATGATAGAATAGCCATTACATATCCACCAGCATATCCACAGATTAAAGATACATTTGGGTTTTCAATACTTAAATCACCATGTAATAATAAGCCAAATAAAGCGAATACAGCAATAATTGTTGTTAATGCTATAATAGAACCAGTGTTTTTTATTAACCAACTACCATTACTATTAGATAACTCAACATTCATTTCTCTTGCATTTTGTTTATCTTTTAAAATACTTTCTAACCTTTTCTGAATTTCTTCTGAATTTTTCTTCTCAAATTCAACAAGCTTTTTTACATCTTCATTACTTGGTTCTTTATCTAAGTTTACACCTGTTTTTTTCTCTATAAATTCTTTAGCTTTTTCAGATCCAGTGTTAATTAATTTACTTAATAATTTAGAACCTGCAGCTTCAAGCATTGTTGCTATACCAAACATTGTTTTATCCTTTGTACTTTTTTATGAATTATATCTAATTTTATGCCAAATTCTAACAGCGAGATGGATAATTTTTAATTTCCATTTTGATACATGAAGTTCTTTTCCAGCTATAAGAAGATATTCATCAGCTTTTTTATAATTCTCTAAATCACAAAGGTAATCATGAATTATATATAGTGGCAACATTTCGCTATCATTTGGAGGAAGTATTGACCAAAATATTCTTGGTATATTTCCTCCGTTAGTTTTGTATCCTTTTGGTACTTTTATGTCTAAAAAATACAAATCTTTAACAACTTTATATCTATGGTTTCTCATTGGATTAACAACAAAATCACTATACTTTAACATTTTTATATTCTTCGTTCAATTTATTTCTTAGATTATTGTATTCAACAAATATGCTTGTTTGTTGTTCGCCAGCCAATCTTAACGCTTTTATTATTTTGTCTTTATTTAATTTTATTGTTTCATTTTTTGAATCTATCCAAGATATTTCTTCATCGTCAATTAGCCCATTCAAGGCTCTGCTCAATCTTGTTTGTGATAATTCATCACCATTAAGCTTTTCGCCTGTTGATAATTCTACAACTATAGAACCAACTTTTAAGTCTCTATTTTTTTTAAGTTCTTTAAATTTATTTTCAAATTCTTTTATCTTATTTATTTTATTTTGCAATTCAATAAATTCAACAGGTGGATTTTTTTTATTATATTCAATACAATTTTCAGGGATTTTAAACCCTGAACCTTTTATAAGTCTGTCATTTTCTATTTTATAAAAATATTTTAATTCCATTATTTGCCTCCAAAAATTAATACACTCATGAAAGTTGCATCTTTATAACCATCACCATCAACATAATTACAGCAAGTGAAACTTGATGTTGTTCTATCATCTGACGAACCTGATAAATACTCACCTGCTTGGTCTCCACCAGAACCAACATCTACAAAATCAGTATTATCCATTTCATTTGCAAAATCGATAGTATACTTACCTGTATCATTTCTTGTAACTGACGAGACATTGTAACTATCTCTAATAGTCCCATCTGTTCCATCAAAATTTACCCAAGCAGTACATTGGTTCTTCACAAAACTATCATCTGTTTTTACAATTGCAGTTCCATCAGAATCAACTTTTACAGGATCACCACCTCTAACAAGGTCAGTATCAACACCACTTCCAGCACCATCAATCTCTCTAATTTGAGATCTTTTATATTCACTAAAATTCATTTATTCTCCTTATCCGTATATTCTCCAGTCTCCAGCATATGCTATTAACATGAAGTTTTCATTTTCTGTATCAACTGTAAGATCTTCATCTTTTCCCATAATCGTAGAACCATTTCTTGCTACAGTCAAATTATTGTCATCAAAACTACCTGTGTAATCTATAATTTTTACCCAATCAAAATCATTAGGGCTTTCAGGTAAAGTCAATGTCCATTCTGCGTCAGATGTATCACACCAAACAAAATCCAAATGTTTGGCTGTATAATCATCATCTTGCACAGTACAATTTTCAAGGTTATTTGGATAATTTGCAAGTATTAATCTTTTACTCATCATCTTCCTCCTTAACTACTTCAATAGATTGGTTTTCAAAATCAACAACAGTAAGCTCAACATCTTCATCAGCTAAACCATCTACTTGGTTCTCTAAGTCCCATTTAGTTGCGAATAATCCTTGACCTGCTTTAATCATTTCTTTTTTCATTTCAATTAAATCATCTTTTGAAACTTCTTTGAAATCATTGTTAGCAAGTCTATAATCAATTTTATCATCATCTGCTAACACATCAATAAGTCCATTGATGTTTCTCAAAGGTTCAACACCAGCATCAATATCTTCGTCAATTTGGTCTGAATGTATCACTGATTTTTCATATCTTTTAGTAAATTCACTTTTTATTTGTTGTTTAAGTTTTGTTTTTAGATAAGCAATATCATACTCTAAAAATTCATTTGGCTTATTGTTTATATCATACTCTACAAACCCTCCAGGGATTTTATACCCTGAACCTTTGATTAGTTTATCATTTTCTATTTTATAAAAATATTTTAGTTTCATTATGCTTTACCTCCGAAAAATAATACACTAAATTCATCATCTTCATAAGCACCATCATTATACTGATGAGCTACTGAAATTGAAAAATCTTCTGAACTATTACTAAAATTTATTAAAACACCTTCTCTATTTGGATTAAACTCGTCAACTGCATATCTCCTACAACCTACCGCAACCATTTTTGTTTTATCAAATGTACCATCAAATGTACCTGTATATCTACCTTCATCCTGTCTTGTAATTGTAGCTATATTATAATTATCTATAATGTTACCATCTTTGTCAGATATTACCCAGGCAGTACATTGGTTTTTAGTGCCATTAGCTTTCAAAGTTTCAGTTGTTTTATCTTTTCTCTCAAACTCAGTAACAACATCACCAACTTCTAATTGTACATCAGTAATAGCAATCCAATCATTCTCAGATAATTTAACAGTATCTTTCAAATAGAAATACTCACCATCTTGAATACCTTCTGTATCAGTTTCATCTCCAATACCT